GCGGAAACAACCGCGCGGTGTTTACTGTCTGGGACTGCAACGGCAACGGCATGAACGTAACCGACACCATCCGCATGAACGCAAAGGAGTCCGCACATGCCGGTTGATGACCAATGGATTGACGGCCTGACGGTTGGTGCAGCCTATCCTCTGACGCTGTTCGGTGATGATCCAACCGAGGTGGAGATTGAAAGTCTGACTCGATCAGTCACTCCGGTTGGCGGCCATACGACCGTTCGATTTGTGGTGATATCCAGCAAACACAGGAGCCTGCCGGGTCTGGTGTGTGAGATGGATGCCGAGAACTTCCACACGTTCGTGCAGCTTGGAGGTCCAGATGAATGACTCGACGATTGCGGACAACCCGCACGATCACGGGAGATGGGTTACCGTTCCACTTGATTGCGCCCGCGAGTTGTGGGTCAGGGTTTGCCCTGGAACGACTATGGCGCTTAGGTCCGCTGGACTGGATGAGGCCGCGAAGTGACCGCATCCGCCGCATGGTCAGGCGCGCGGCTCCGCAAGCTGCGCGAGCGATCCGGCCGCAGCATCCGCGCACTGGCGCGAGACAGCGGCGTGGCGGCCAGCATCATCAGTCGGGCGGAACGTGGCGTCAGCACGCCGAGCATGGCCACCGTGGCCGCGCTGGCGAAGACGCTGGGGTGTGGAGCGAGCAGGCTAATGGGCGAGAGGAGCGAGCGATGAGTGAAATGGAGAGCGGCGACAAGCTGATGGCAGTCATCGCAGTGTGCGTGTGCGTGTTCTTTTGCACGTACGCAATCTGCCTTGCGTTCGGACCGAATACGCCGGGCAAGTATCACGACAACGCCCCGGCCGAGCCGGTGAAAGGCAGCAGCAATGAGTGAACGCTACACCATCCATCCAGACAGTGACCCGTCGTGCGCGGCTGAGGGCATGCATTGCATCTACGACGACGACGGCAGCGACGTGTCGCCCGGACGGGAATGACCATGGCAAAGCGCGTGGACCCGATCAAAATGATTACGCAGCCACCGTCCGCATGCCCGTCGTGCGGAGCAGTTCGGAGCCGTATTGACCTGTGCATGACAGAAAAGGAAGGGCGCTCAATCGTCGAGCGGTGGGGGTGCGCCGACTGCTACTGCGAGTGGGAGAACGCGTACGAGTGGGCCGAGACGTCCATTGTCGTGCCAGGGGAAGCGAAGCAATGACCACCGCCACCCACACCACGCCCGCCACCTACGCCGCGATCCTCGCGCTGCTGGATGAGCGGGACACGCTGCGCTCCGCGCTGGAGTCGCTGGTGGACGCGCAGAACGGCGAGCCGTTGACCAGCCAGAGCGGTGTCAAGTTCTGGCGGGAAGCAATGGCAGAAGCGCGCGCGGCGCTGGCACCGGCCGCGCCTGACCACGCAACGCTCAACGACGCATTCGCCGGCATCGACCTGTCCACGCCCGGCGGCTGGGATGAAGTCGGCGGCAAACTGATGATGTTCAGCAACGTGCAGCCGTGGGTGAGCGAGTTGTTGAGGCAGTTGATCGCGGCTGGGCGCGAGTTGGCCACGCGCACCGATCCTGCATGGGACGACACCGCCGAGGATATCGGCGCGGTGGCTGCGGAGATTGTCGCGCGCACCGAGAAACCGGCCACGCCAGCCAACTGGTGGGAGCCGTACAACACACTCCGCAACGCGCTGGGTAGCTTCCTCGCGGCGCACGACGAACAGGATGGCGAGGTCACGGCGCGCGATATCGAGTTGTTGGAGGCCGCGCTGGCAGAGGCGCAGGGTGGGCGAGTCGAGCAGCCGGCCACGCCCGGCGTGCGCGAGGCGGCGCAGAGGCTGATTGATGCGAGCGACCGACTCTGCGAGGAAGGCGACCCCGGATTCATGGCTGGGATCAGTCGCGGCCTGCAATTCGGCGAGGCGATGGACGCACTCCGCGCCGCGCTGGCCGGTGAGCAGGGCGGGTGGCTGCCGGCTGGCGAAGCTGAGCCGGATGCCGCGTACTGGATGACAGGCGGCGAGATGTTGCACACGAAGCGGCGCGGGTACGTGATCTTGGATGCCGGCCGCGCGCTGATCGCGGAACTGGACGCGGCGCGGGCCGCAGGGGAGCAGGGGACGTGAATCCGCAACAGCCTACTTGCACGGGTAGTCTCTAGAGGATACTATTGGGGTGTGGACAGGGACGGAACACAACCAACGGAGCAAGAGCCATGACAATCCGCAAGATCGTAGGCGTCTGGTACGACGAAACGCCCGAAGCTGAACACCGCGCGTGGGTGGTAGCCGACGAGGAAATGGACGGCGATGAGACGCTGTACACAACTACCGTCGCCGCGTTCGACACGCTGGAAGAGGCTCGCGAGGCTGGCGAAGCGCGGGCTGCAAAGCGCGGCGTGCCGTGCGAAGTGCAGATGAACGCCCGCACTCACGGGAACTGACCACAACCAACGGAGCAAGACGATGAAGAATACCGCAACCATGACACCCGCCCAGCGTCAGACGCGCCGCCAAGTGCTGGAAGTGATCTACCGCGGCAGCGAGCGTATCCGCATCGTCAGCCCGGACGGCAGACACGATCTGATTGCCTCGCCTCTGTGGCTTCGGGGTGGATACGTCGGCGGAGACGAAGGTCAGCGGATCGGCTACTGCGACAGCAGCTTGACGCCCCGCAGGCTCAGGGCGCTGCTCGGAAGGCTGATTCGCAAGGTGGTGGCGCACTGATGCCCCGCGCCACCCGCACACGCAACAAACCCGGCCGCCCACCCCGCACCGACGATCCGCAGCAGCTAGCCTGCTGGATCAGCGCGGAGGCCATGCAGCGGTTGCGCGACTGGTCACAGGCCAGGGGCGTGCCGCTGTGGCAGGCCGTGGAAGCCGGGGCGATGAAGCTGAAGGTGCCACGGGCGAAGGCGAAGGATGACAAGCAAACGGAGGCGCGTGAGTGATGCGGAGTCCGTCAAAAGCCAGAACAAGGGCCGTGAAGCCGCCGCCGCGAATCGTTGACGAGGCCCCATCATGGACGCACTGGCCAACAAGAATCGAGAGTGCGACCGCTGGAACAGTCGCAACCTCGCCGCGCTGCTCGATCTGGCCGCCGGGCACGCCGCGCCAATCTCGTTTGTCGAGCCGAATGCGGCCGTCGTGCATCAAGCGAACGCTGCTATCGATCAGGCCGCCGCCTTTGTGGACCTGAACGCGGGGGAAGCGTCGGCTTTCACAGTCGAGTGGTTTGTGAAGCCAGGGGATAACAGGAGACCTCCGCCGGGCGTCGATTCAATCAGCCCGAAGGTCACAGACACACCACTGGCTGACGCCGAGCGATGTGCAGATCATTGGCGTGAACTACTCGCAGCACTGGCCAACACCAACCGGAGCGAGCAATGACCGACCACGACAAAGACTTGATCGCAGCCATCCGGTTGACGCTGGAGTGGTGGGAAGAAAACCCGACCGTGCCAAACGCCGATGCCGTTGATGAGGTGTTGTCGGAGGGAGGGTACAAGCCACTGCGCCGCTTATTGGGGATGGCCGAGGAACGGGACGCGGCAACCGCCGAGCTCGCCGCGCTGCGCGAGCGGCACGATGCGCTGGTGCAGGCTGTGCGGACGCTCTGTGAAGCGAAGCGTCCGGTGGCCATCCCGTATACCGACGAGGGAAACGCACTGCAACGGGCGTTCGTCCGCGTCGAATCGCTGCTGGCCGGCACCGCGCCAGCCGTCACAACGGAGTCCGCGCTGGAGGAATTGAAGGCTGCGGCGCAGCAAGCAACAAGATCGATTGCTCCGGCCGAGTGATCCCGCGCGCCCCGCTGCTCGCTGTGACATACGGGCTGGAGCAAGCACACGCAATTGCCGATAATCTACGCGCAGGTTGACACCGCACACCCCGCTCCGTAGGCTTCACAACGACAGGCGAAAAGACCAACGGAAAAGCGATGCCACGAGGGGGTTCCAAACTAACGGAACACGAACGGGACGCACTTAAGCCCGTAGTGGTCAAGCATTTGGAAGACGGCGTATCAGTTCGCCAAACCGCGCGGCTCACAGGCGTACCACAAGCGACCGTCAGCCGGTGGGGCAAGGAAGCGCGCGAACTCTGCGAAGCCGCACGGGAAGCCGCACGGGCGGAAGCTGAGGCAGACGCACGCGCACAGCGGGCACCGCAAATCACGATCTACCGGCCGGACGACGAGGAAAGCTACGACGACCGCGCAATCGACACGGCCTGCGCACGCTACGAAGGCGTGTTGATGGTCCAGGGCCCGCGCTGCGTCCGCGATATCATCGACAACCCGGATAGCTCGGCCCGCGACAAGATCATGGCGCTGGACGCCGCCGCGCGCCTGTACTCCACACTGGACGCGATCCGACAGGCGCGGACCGAAGCGGCCGACCGCAAGGAAGCCGGCTACGTCACGGTGCGCTTCGAGCGCCGGGATACGAAGGCACTGCCTGACACGACGCCGGTCGAGGTGGCCGAGGACGACACGCCGGACTTCCCGGCCGAGGCGATTGCGTGAGGGCGAGTGGTGGATACGCTGTCGCACCATCGGATAGTCCAGGTCGCGCGCGACCCTCCCAGAACTACGGGCGAGGCCGGTTTGTTAGCCGGGGTTTTCGATCTTGTCAACGGGCATGCAGAAGAAAAACGCACCAGACCGCTTTGCAGGCGTCGTCAAGCAACAGGAATGCTTTACAAATGCAGAAACGCATCAAGGGTAGAAAACCATCCGACAGGGACGGGAATGCTGCATCCGAGTGGCGGCGGGTTGACCCCGACACTCCGGCTCCAGTATCTGCTCGGCCGGTTCCAGAATCGACCACTCACGGCGGTCGGTTACGCTCGCTGAACGCCAGGCTGGCCGGAATGATCGGAGAGGGCCGGGCGTTCGGTTTCCGGCTCGTTTCGGACGGGGAATCGTTCCGGTTTACAGATGGAACTGACTGACGCCATTGTTCTTGCTGCGAGGTGCATGCGCGCTGGCGTTGGCGCGTCAGTGGAGTCCGTGTGTCACGAATGCGACGGAGATGGTTTTCTGTTAGTCGATGGTGACGATCCGGTGGCACCGTGCCAGACATGCGGTGGAGACGGTGCGGTAGTGAGACTGCGATGGGAGGACGACTGGTGGGATGTGCCGGTATCGATGATTCGTGAATAATATTGGTTGACTCCTGCTGGCGGTAGTTTACTATTCAGCTACCGAACACCCCAACAGGAGCCGACACATGACACCGAACCCGCCGAAATGCCCGAATTGCAACCGCATCATGGCGCTGCGCACCGCCCGGACTGGACGCAACGCTGGTGGACAGTTCTGGGGGTGCCGTGGCTACCCGGCTTGCAAGGCCACCGTGCCTTTCGTCGCCACCGGTTCGGCCCCGGTCGCCAACATCAAGCGCATTGACGACAAGATGGCCAGCAAGTACCAGCGCGCCATTTTCCGGGCGCTGGTCAAGACCGACGCACATCTGGTCATCGAGGCCGTGGCCGGAAGCGGCAAGACCAGCACCATCGTTGAGGGCATGATCCGCTGGTGTGAGCAGCCCGAGAACAAGGGCAAGCACGCGGTATTTCTGGCGTTCAATCAGGCGATTGCCGGCGAACTCGGCGAGCGCGTCAAGTCAGCCGGCATCCCGGTCGAGGTGCGCACGACGCACAGCTTCGGGCTGGCTGCCGTGCGCCGCGCATGCCCGACCGTCGAGATTGACCGCGACAAGCTGACGGCGGTATTCGACACAGTGTTGCCGTTGCCGCCGGAGCCGGAAGAAAACGCGCCGCGCGAGGAATTGGAAGGCCACGCCATCGCCACGGATTGCATCGAGGCCGACCGCCGCATCGTGAGCAAGCTGGCCGCGCGCTGCAAGGATACGCTGTGCGATGTGACGCCCGACGCGCTGCGCGATCTGGACGACTTCTATGGGCTGGACATTGGCGCGGACGCGGACGGATGGGAGCGGCTGGCCGATCTGACGCAAAAGACGCTGGACGCCTGCAAGGCGATGATGGATCGGTGCGACTTTGACGACATGCTCTGGCTGCCAATCGTCAACAACCTGCCGCTGCCGACTGCCGCTCTGGTGATGGTCGATGAGTCGCAGGACCTGAACAGCGCGCAGCACGCCATGCTGGAACGGCTGGCGGCACAGGGCGCGCGGATCGTGGCGGTGGGCGACACCAATCAGGCGATCTACGGATTCCGGGGCGCGCGCGTCGGCGGGATGGCCGATATGGCGTCCATGCTGAAAGCCACCGGCAAGGTCAAGCACCTGCCGCTGTCTGTGACCTACCGCTGCCCGCGCGCACACGTTGCGCTGGCCCAGCAGATTGTCCCGGGAATCGACGCCGCACCAAAGGCGATCATGGGCGAGGTGGTGTATGAGCCGAACCGCGCGGCGGCTGTCGCTGGATGCGTGGACGGCGATCTGATCGTGTGCCGCGTGAATGCGCCGCTGATCGGCACGGCGTTCGACCTGATTCGCATGGGCAAGCGCCCGGTGATCAAAGGCCGAGACTTCGCGGACGGACTGGCCCGGATCATCCGCGAGTGCGACAAGGGCACAATCGCGCTGACGCTGGTGGCCGTTGATGAGTGGGTCGCGAAGATGCGCGAGAAGTTCCGTGCGGTGTCGAAGCGGCACCTGTTGATGCGCGCGGAGGACCAGTACGAGACGATCTACGCGCTGGCTGAAGGCGCAACTACTCCACGCGACATGCTGAACAAGCTGTATTCGATATTCAGCGACGACGCCACCGGCATCATTCTCGCTACCGTCCACGGCGCGAAGGGGCTGGAAGCCGATACGGTGGTGATCCTCGCACCGGAGAAGATGCCGCACCCGATGGCCAGCAAGGAGTGGGAGCGCGACCAGGAGCGCAACATCCAGTACGTGGCGTTCACGCGCGCGAAGCGGCGGCTGGTGTTCGTGGCCACCGAAGCCATCACGGCAGCGAGCATCGAGCAGGCACAGGACGACGCGGCCGACGAATCCGAAACGGAGGGGGAGTGATGCCGCGACCCGCACGAACCGACAACCCGGAGAACGTAACCGTGTATATCAGCGAGCAAGCGCGGGCGTTGCTTGCGTCACTCGCGGCTGACGGCACGCCGAAGGGGCGCATCGTAGAGGCTGCGCTGGAGTGCTACGCAGCGAGCCAACAACCGGAGCATAAAATGCGCCCCCGCGCTTGACCGCGAGCGCCACGCGGCGTATTGTCAGATACGGGCACTAGCGGCAAGTGTGGGGGCCACGGAGGCAACGATGGGCAACGACGGCGGGCCAGCATTCCCAACGCAGATGTTCGAGCATCCTGCGCATAGCAAACTGGAGAACTCGGCAGAGTACGGATACGGCGGCATGACGCTGCGAGACTACTTCGCGGCCGTCGCGCTTGGGGCAATCGTGTCTCAGGCGGCAATCGTTACGTCGAAGGCAACCGGAGGAAGCGCCACCGCTTCCGAAATCGCTAACGGTGCGTATGAACTGGCCGACGCCATGTTGGCGGAACGGCAGAAGCCAACCAACAAGGAGCAAGCATGAGCAATACACGACCCGACAAGCGATACCGCGACCCGGACAAAGCGCCCGGCATCGTCAGCGAGAAGCGGCTGACGTTCTTCCTGCCGCACGCCATGTTCCGGCGGCTCAAGCTGGCCGGCGGCAACTGCCAGGTGGCCAACGCGAAGGCAAACGGCAATGCCGGCGATGCGCCCGAACTGCCGGAGTCGCCGTCTGCGCTGGCGCGGCTGGCCATCGAGGCGCTGTTCGGCGAGGCGGACCAAGCCGTGGTGGACGCGGTGCGGAAGGCGGGCAAGAAATGAGGCACAAGGGGCTTCCGCATCGCTGGCGAGTGCTACTCGTGGTTCGACAGAACCAAGGAAACGAGCACCTGGCACACCGACACGCCCGCGTGGCTTGACGGCATCATCGCCAAACACAAGGACGGGTACGAGGTGATCCCGTGACCGCGCCCGTCGTCTACTACTCCACGGCGTTCGTCGCGCGGCATCCGACCGCATGGTGGGAGTTGCAGGGCCGCATCGTGAGCGGCGTGCAGTGCCGCGACTGCCACCACTGGCAGGAGCAGCCGGCCAAGGTGTTCGTCTACGACCCCGACGAGCGGTGCGAAGCATGCGGCGGCTGCCGCCTTTCCTACGGACTGGAGGTAGAGTGAGCCACACGAAGATCATGCTGGCGGTGCCGACCTACAACGGCAGCATCGACTACCGGCACGCTCGCAGCTACCGCGCCTTCTACGAAATGGGCCGCGCCAGTCTGTACGCGGCGCTTTCCAACCTGGTCGCGGCCGACGCCGGCATGGTGGACAAGGCGCAAGCCGTGCGCGATGCCACCAATGCGCTGCAACGCGATCCCGTGGACGTGGTGCATTGGCAGGTGAACAGCGCGCTGTGCTACGGGTTCAATGGCCTGTACCAATCGGCGCTGCGGCGGCGTGGCACGAACGGCGTGACACACTTCCTGATGCTGCATGCCGACGTGGGCGTTGAGACGCCAGCCGTGCCGTGGCCGGAGAAGATGCTGGCCATCATGGAGCGCGAAAAGCTGGGCGTGCTCAGTGTGACCGTGCCGCTCAAGACGCCCGGCGGAGAGACAAGCGCGGCAATCGACGCGCACGATGACCAGCCGCTGCGACGGCTGACTATCGGCGACACGGCGATGCGAACCGTCACGACTCGGCAGGAGCCGGGCCTGCTGATCAACACCGGCTGCATGATGATCGACTTGCGTCAGCCGTGGGCCGACGATGTGTGCTTCCAAACGCGCGACTACATCGAGAACGGCGAGCCGGTGTTTCACCCGGAGGATTGGGAGTTCTCGCGGTGGCTGCGGGAGCGTGGCGTGGCGTTCGGGACGACAGGCGAGGTGATGGCCGTTCATGTGGGCGGCCGTACCGAATACCGGAACATGTGAAGGAGGCGGGCGATGATCAATTGGGACTACATCCGGCACATTGCTGGAGACATGATGGACGACTCGGAATACGCGCCGATACCGTGTCGGTTGCCGGACGGCACGCTGATGTGGGTCGTTGGTGTGGAAGGACGCGACAGGAGCGCAACGCTGGTTCTGAGCAACGAGCGCCCGAAGGACGACGAATGACGCGCGTACTCTACCTGAACGATACCAGCCGCTGGCACGTCGGCTCGGCCGTGGCCAGTGAATCCATCGCGTGGGCCATCGTGAAGGCCGGCGGCGAGATTGTGCGCACGGTCATCACGGGAGATGCACGGGCGTGCGACGACGCATTGCGCGCTGGCGACTATGACGCTCTGGTCATCAACGGCGAGGGCACGCTGCACGACTGTGAGGATTGCGACTCGCGCGAGTGGCCGGCGGTCCTGATGCGCGCGTGTGAGACGGCGATGCAAGCCGGCAAGCGCGTGGCTGTGGTCAACGCGCTGTGGTGTCGCATGAGTCCGGTATTCGCCGACATTCTGCGCGACTGCGATCTGGTGGTGTTCCGCGACACTATCAGCCGCGCGGTGGCTGGCATGCCGGATGCGCCGTGCTTCCCGGATGCGGCGCTGATGTGCCCGATTCCGACGATTGCCACTGGCGACAAGCGCGGCCACCTGACCGGCACGTCGCCGATGGAGTGGAATCTGTCGTCCGATCCCGATGCGCGCGTACCACGCAGCGGAGGCGCTACGGCGTGGGTCAAGTACCTGTGCCGGCTGGCCGAGATTGAAAGCCTGCGGACGTGCCAGCATCACGCCTTGCTGGCGGCGGCCATCGTCGGAACGAGCGTGGTGCCGTGGTCGTCGGAGTTGCTGGGTCGCGGCTGGAAGAACGAGGGGCTGATGGCGTGGGCGGGGTTGCCAGCGGCCGACTCGCCTGACGCGGAGCCTGTCGAGACGGCGGACCTTGCGCGCGTTCTGGTGGATGAACGCGAGAAGATGGTGGAGGCGTACCCGATGATGCTGCGGGACGTATTCGAGGGGCGCACGCGGGAGACGGCCGATGCCGCTGGCGATGGAGGGGAAGAAGTGATCATCGATAACGTCACCATCTTCAAGGCGCACGTTCGACCGGAGCGTACGTCGCTGATAGGTGGAACATGGCCAGCCATCGACTTCGGGCCAGACTGGTGCAGCACCACCGTCGCAAACCTGCTGGCCAATATCGACGGCGGATATTACCCGACCGTCCACATGGGCCACCACGAGTCCGGTAAGCTGCCGGAGCATGTTGGGTTCGTCACGGGCGCAAGGTACGACGCCGATTCCGAGACGATAGTCGTGAGGATGGCCCTGCACATCGCCGAAGGGACTGATTTTGATGCGCTGCGGCCGAGTGTTGAGGTTGCTGCCGAACGCCCTGAAATCCTGTCGGTGGCGCTGATCCACGGCCCGCTGGACGCCGGGATTGACAAGCACGTGCCGATGCTCGGGAGCTACCTGTGAACCGCATCGCCATGGTCCTGTTCAAGCCGCCAGGCAACCTGCCGGCCTACTCCAGCGGGTTTTCCCCGGCCTACGCCGACCGCGTAGCGCGCAACATCTATCGGCACGCCGGGTCGAGAACGGAAGTCGTCGTGTTGACCGACTACCCGGCCGACGACTTCACTGAAGGCCAGACGCTGCTGCCGTTCCAGCACCCGGAGCGCGGCTGGTGCTCGCTGATGGAGTTGTTTCGCCCTGACGTTGTGCGCGGCGGCGCGCTGCTGATCGGGCTGGATACGGTGTTTGTCGGCGGGCTTGACCGCGTGTGGAATGCCATTCGCGAGCACGGATACATCGCCTGCGGTGGGCGCACCAACCTGCCGGACGCGTTCAGCAACAGCGTCGTCGGTATTGACGCGAAGCACGCGGCTGCCGTGTGGGAGGATTGGTGCCACCGCCGCACGGCGGACTTGCCGAACAAGCGATACTGGCTCTACGGCGCGTTCTCGGAGATGTTCTGGCTGCGGGATCGGCACCCGTCGAATGCGTACTGGCAGAAGGTGCTTCCGGGCCGCGTGGTCAGCTACAAGCAGCACCTGGACCGGATGCGTCCGGGCGATGACGTGGCCATTTGTTATTTTCATGGGGAACCGAAACCGCACAATCTGGCGGACGAGTGGATCAAGCGGGAGTGGGCGTGATGGCCGTTTACACGCCGCGTCTGGTCTACGTCCACATGCCGAAAACGGCCGGCACGTTCGTGCAGTCCACGCTGATTTCCAGGGCGCGCGGAGAACGTCGCGGTGGGCACACGCTAGCGCGCGATATCCCGACCGGGCGGCTGCTGCGGCGCAAGGTGTTTGGCACCGTGCGTGAGCCATGCGCGTGGTACGAATCGCTGTGGCTGCATTCTGTGCGCGACGGCTACTGTAACCGCACGTTCGGCGATTGCATGGCGCGCTGGCTGGATGTGCGCAATCTCGGCGGTGTGTGGCACCCGCTGCCGCCATTCAGGCGCATCACTCTGCCGGATGAGCCGGTCGGCCTATGGACGGCGGCCGTGCGTGGCTGGTACGGCAACGGCAACGGCGGGTGGGCGGTAGACGCGCTGGTGCGTGTCGCGCACCTGTCGGACGGGCTGCGGATACTCGGCGTGGACGCGAGCTGTCAGCCGCGCGAGAATGAGCGCCCGGCGGGTGAATCGGTGGAGTGTACGCCCCGGATGCGTGAGGCGGTTGCGCGCGCGGATGGCGCGATGTGGGAGCAACTACGGGAGGCAGTGACGCATGTTTGACAACGACCGCAGGGAATGGTGGTTCGCGCAGGGTTACGGCATCGCCACGCCAGCAGCGGTTCGCAAAATCACGATCCACTACCGGAGGCGCGCAAAGCCACACCGTTCACAATTCGACAGCGGACGCACACTGGCACGCACTGAGCGGCTGATCGGCTCGCCGTTCGACGCCGACGAATTGGCCCGTTGGACAGAGCAGGCGCGGCGCGGATACGAGTTCCAGAAGGAATTGATGCGAACGGAGTCCGAGTGATGTTTGACGGGCAGACCGTAGCACTGGTGGGAAACGGCCCGGCAAGCCGCGCATACGACGCCGTGGACGCCTGCGATGCCGTGATCCGCTGCAATCTCTACCGGCTGGGCCACGACACGGGATGGGTGACGACGCACCACGCCATGAACGCGGCCGAGTTGGCCCGCGAGACACCGGCCGGCGTGAAGCGCATCGCGTGCGTGCCGTCCGACCGACTGCGCCATGTGCCGGGTGATTGCCAGCACGTTGACGTGTGGCTGCCGCGTGACTGGCTGCGCAGGCTGGACGAGCGAATGACCGCGCGGCCGTCTGTCGGCTGCATGCTGACGCACTGGCTGCTGGAGTGCTGCAATCCGGCGCGAGTCGTGATGGTAGGTTTTTCGTGGTGCAACCATTCGGTTGCCAAGGTGCATGATCTGGAAGAGGAACGGCGCATGTTTGACGCGGCTGACACGCGAAAGGTGGTGCTACTGTGATTCCGGTGAAACAAAGCAACCGGCACGATCCCGACAATGGCGTGTGGGGCGACTGCCACCGGGCGGCTGTCGCGAGCATCCTGAGATTGCCGTTGGAGGCCGTGCCACACTTCTGCGACGGCGGACCGGATGCCGATGAGTTTGTCCGCAGGGAGCGCAATTTCCTGACCAGCGTCGGACTATTCGCGGTCGAGTTTGCATGGGCCGCTGATCTTGATGAAGTTCTGGCGACGATGGGCGAGCGATACGACGGAATCCACTACCTGCTCGGCGGGTGGAGCCGCACTGGATGTAACCACACGGTTGTTTGCTGCGGTAGGCGAATCGTCCATGATCCGTCGCTGGATGACAGCGGTATCATCGGTCCGATGGAACCGACCGGGCGCTACCACGTCACCATGTTCGGGGCGATGTGGCCGTGCTCAGTTGCGGCGAAGTCTGAAAGGGTCAAGCAGTGGTACGAGAGCCGGATAAAGGAGCTCATGCACCGATGATTGACACCGTGGAAATCTGGTGCCCCGGTCAATCGCTGGTGCCGCATCATCCGGTCGGCGAGTGGGTCATCACAGTCAACCGCGCATCGGCCGCGTGGCACGAATGGCGATACAGCCAGTACGGCACAGACGCCCGCTGGTGGCACGTCAGCCGCGACGTGGAACAACTGCGCGCAATGCGCGAGATGATCGGCTACGGGCTGGTTGCGCCGGACTGCATCACGTCCAGCAAGGCGTACGGGTTTGAGTGCGCGACGATGTTCCCGGACTCGCGCTACCTGCCGTTCGAGTGGACCGACGCATTCTGCGGAAGCCTCCGGTTCAAGCTGACGAAGATCGTGGCGCTGGCCGTGGCTCACATGATGGGCGCGCGCAAGATCGTGATGCACGGCGACGATATGGCCGGTACGGCCGATTGGGACGGCACCGTGCTGCCGGGGTATGATCGCACCGACGAGCGATGGGAGAAGGAGCGGCGCGACACGGAAGCGGCCGTGAAGCTGCTGGAACAACGTGGCACGAGCGTGGAGTGGGCAAAATGAGCGAGAACGAAATCACGGGTATGGGGATGGCGGCGGCGAACATCCTTGACGACCTGTATTCGGTGCGCATCCAGTTCTGCGAGAAGCACGACGTGACGCCCGGCGCGTGCGCGTTCATCGCTCTACTGCCGCTGTGGGCAGAGCAAAGCGTGCGGCTGATTCACTCTGACGGCCGCTGGCCAACGAATACCGGAATTGCCTACGGGAAGTGCGTCAAGGGCTGGTGGGTGATCTGTGTCACGCCGTCTGGCACGGTCGAGAAATGGAAGGTGGCAGAATGATGACCACTCGCGCCATTCGCCTAACGGTCGGGCACCGGGCTTCCATCCCGGCGAAGCGGGTTCGACTCCCGCATGGCGCTTTCCAACCAGAGGAATCCTGATGCCGGTCTACTCCGACAACCCGCCGCTGTGCGTCGTTCACATGCCGAAGTGTGGCGGCACGTGGGTATCGTCCATACTCCGCACGCACTGCGCGGCGCGAGAACTGAACGGACACCAGTGGGCGCGCGACGTGACGGCGGCTGAACTGACCGGCGGGGTTGCGCGACGGTGCGAGCACTGCGGCCACGTCCCGGCACGCAAGATGATCGGGCTGCTCCGCGACCCCGCCGACTGGTACGCATCGCTGTGGGCGCACGCCTTGCGCCGGCAGCCGCTGCGGCTCGCTGAGATTGGCGGCGGCAGCGTCAACTTCGCGGACGTGCTGCGCGTGTGGACGACGCCCGATGCGCTGTCGTGCGTGCGCAACCCGATGGCGTTCGTGGACACGCCGGCTGCAAGCGGACCCGGCGGTCTGTGGTCACACGCCATGCGCTGGTGGTACGCTGACGCCGATGGGAACTGGCTGTCGACGTGGTGGCTGTGGGCTGGCCGGCTGCGAGCTGACCTGTCGGAATTGATCGGCGTGGCGTTGCCGGTGCATAGCTACCCGGCCGAGAACGTCGGCAAGTACATGGTGACGTGGACGGACGAAATGCGCGCGATGGTGCGCGAAGCAGACGGCGACAACTACGCGGAGAGGATGGCGACATGGACAACGCAGAAGTGACCGAAATGAGCCGCGCGGAAGTGATGGCGGCGGCCGACTTGGCTCTGCGCGTGTTGACCGACGTTCCGGTCCGCGACGACAGCCGCGAGGAAGTAGTTACGATGTGCAAGGCGGCCTGCAAGCTGCTGACAGTGGTGTTCGAGAACGCGGCGCATCCGGTGTCGGTGGTGATTCCGGCCGAAGCGTACCAGACGCCGAATGAGCCGCAGTGACCCATGGTTGCCGAAGGCCGTGAAATCGTCTACAGCCTGAGTGATGCTCAGTACGACTTTCTCGCCAGCGAGAAGAAGCTGGTCGGTTTCATCGGGGCTATCGGGAGCGGGAAGGCCCAGCCGGTTGATTGCCCGGTGCTAACGCCGATGGGATGGTGCCCAATCGGCATGATTCGGCCCGGCGACAAGGTGATAGGCCAGAGCGGTGATCCGGTCAGCGTCGTCAGCGTTCACCCGCAAGGCGTGCGCGCCGTTTATCGAATCACGTTCGCCGACTACACATCAACGCGCTGTTGCGGAGAGCACATCTGGCGTCTGTTCAGTTGGGACAGCGGGAAGTGGGAGTTGCTGGACACGATGACCGTGCGCCAGCGGATGCAAGTTGAAGATGAGCGGCTGTACCTGCCTGAAATCGGCGTCCCGATCAGCTACGACGATGAAGCGATTGACGATAGTTGCAATCGCTACGTGATTGACGTGGAGCCGGCTGGTGAGGCCGAGTGCGTTTGCATTGCCGTGGATTCCCCGGACGGCCTTTACGTCACAGAGAACCACATTGTCACGCACAACACCTGGATTCTCGCCCGATGGATAGCAGAGATGGTCATGTGCTACCCCGGTAGCATCGGCTTGATCGGTGCGAACACCTACAAGCAGCTTGCGCAATCGACGCTGCCGCACATCTTCGCGGCGCTGTACGACATTGGCTTGCAGCACGGTCGCGACTTCGTGTGGAACCGCACGCCGTCATTCGGCTACCGCAGCAAGTTCCCTCCGGCCGAGCACGATGGCATTCTGTCGTTCGCCAACGGTACGCAGATCGTCACGCGAACGCTGGACAACTACGAGGCGATTCGCGGCATCGAGATTGATTGGGCCGGGCTGGACGAAACGCGCGACACCGCCCGCGAGGCGTTCGACGTGGTGATGGGCCGTATGCGCGGAAAGATCGGTCCGCACCGCATGCGCGTGGTTACTTCGCCGGCCGGATTCAACTGGCTGCACGCGGTATTCGTGGAGGAAGTTGACGCCGACAACGAGCGGCCGGAGAACGAAAAGAAGGGGCTGGCTCGGCAACGCGAATACTTCAACGCAAGCATCTACGACAACCGCCAGAACCTGCCGGAAGGCTACATCGAAAGCCTTGAAGCGCAGTATGACGAAGTGTTCGCGCTACAGGAATTGCACGGCAAGTGGGTGAGCGTCGGAAGCGGCCGGGCGTACATCTTCGAGCGTGCGGCGCACACGTTCCGCAGCGGATACTACGAGGCGCACGACTCGCTCTATCTGACGTGCGACTTCAACACGGGTGGCGAATCCCCGCAGTGCTGGATCGTGGCGCAGCACGACCGCGACGGGATTCTGCGCGCGATAGACGAGATTGTGCTGAAGTCGCCCGGACCCGGCATGAGCATCACGGAGACGGCCGCGCGCGTCTTCCTTGACCGCTACGGCAAGCATCAAGGGTTTGTCGAGGTGTTCGGCGACTACTACGGCAGCAGCCGGGCCACGAATGCCGCGCTGACCGACTACCAGTTGATTGCGCGCATCCTGCGGCCGACGTTCGGCACACGGCTCGCCATGCGCGTCAGGGCCGACGATCCGAACAGCGAAGGCGGCAACCCGCGCGTGATTCTGCGCGTCAGCCAGGTCAACGCGCTGTTCCGCAACGTCCACGGCGAAAGCCGCTGTGCGATCAGCGACCGATGCGTTACGCTGATCCGCGACTTTGACGGGGTGACGTGGAAAGAGTATGGCGTGATAGACAAGCGGGACAAGAGCCTCACACACGCATGCTTCCCGGCTGGCCAAATGGTCGATACCACTAGCGGGCCGAAGCCGATAGAACATATAACGGCTGGTGATGAACTGGTGTCGCCTGACGGTGAGCCGTCTGTGGTGCTGGGAGCGGGTTGCACCGGGTTGCGCCCGCTCGTCCGGGTGACACTGGAAGACGGGCGAACAATCACATGCACGCCTGACCATCCCTTCGCCGTCCCGGGCGACGGGTGGCGACGGGCGGATCAGATGCAGGGAGTCGCGACGTGTTCAAGACCGGCGCAAAGGCTGGTCGGCGGAATCCGTAGCACGCCTGTTGAGCGGCGGCGTATTGCTCCAGAAGTTGCCGAACAAGGGCCATGCATCGTCAGCGTCGAGAGCGTAGAGCCTGACTTCGTGTACTCGCTCGCGACGACCGCTGGCACGTACTTCGTCAACGGGACGCTCGTTTCAAACTGCGACGCGTGGGGGTACTTAGTGCATTCAGTAGCAGGGCGGAAAATCAGGGACCGCAAAGACGTGCCACGCATCGGGCAAGCGCACGTCGGAGCGGATGGCAGGCCGATCATGGACGGATACAAGCCTGAGAGGCCATAGGAGACGAGCGGATGAACGTGATCCCATTGGGCGAAAGGTTGATTGTGCGGCGGAACGAAGCGGCGACCCACACGCCGGGCGGGCTGGCGTTGCCGAGTCGGGCGCAGGATCGGCCGCAGAGTGGCGTGGTGCTGGCGGTCGGACCCGGCCGACTATCGGCGGCGCAGAAGCTGTCACGTCTGTCGCAGGCGGCGCGTGCGCTGCTGGATGCGCTGAAGCGCAACCAGAACGATCAGCAGCCAAGCGTTGTCGCCGAATTCGAGGCGGTAGAGGCCGCGCTGAACGCCACGGCGACACCGATGCGCATCAAGCCCGGCGATACCGTCATGTTCGGCAAGTTCGCCGGCAACGAAATCGTGGTGGACGGCGAAAAGGTGCTCATGCTGGCCGAAGGCGACGTGCTGGCCATCGTGGAGCCTGCGGAGGTGACGACGTGAACGTTCCATCAATACTGCGCAGGAAGCCGGCTGGTCCAGAACATCACGCGCTGATGGCCGGGGATATGATCGGGGCGCGGCTGGTCGTTGCTATGTTCTTCGATGCGCTTGCCAGAGACAACGGCAAGCTGACCGAATCGCGACACGTCGGCGATGCGTGTGTGGAGGTGCATAACGCACTGGTCAACGCGAAGGCATTGAACGGGCGGCCGATGTTCACGGCTCCCGAGATTCTTGCGGCGATGGACGCGCTCGCGGTGAACGGTTGGTCAGAGTTCGGGCTGGTTGACGAGGGGGTGCCGGAATGACCGACCACCCCGCATACGCCAAGCCGCACCCGTTCCCGGCGCACGGCGCGGATTCATTCTATGCCGGCGCGCTACTGGATATTCTGTCGGATGGAACGGTCGCGCCGCTGTGCGCGAATCCTGACGGCGTATTCATCGGCATGTGCGCGACAAGCATCAACGCCAAGCCCGGCGATTCTGTCAACGTGCATGTGGCAAACGGTGAATCCGTTGTGCTGCCGCGCAGTATTGCCGACGCACGTCCGCAGGACGTTGGCAAGGCGGTCTGGTGTACGAGCGACAACATCGAGGACGCCAGCATTGCCTACACGGACGGCGCGCGGCGCATCGGGCTGCTCTCTGTCCCAATGAACATGGCGGTACTCTACGTGGACGGCGACCCGAAGCGCGCCGGCCTGATTCCTACGCAGGGGGTGCAATGAAAACAACGCGAATTGAAATCGTCGTATTCACCGGCACCGAGACCGCGTGCCGCAGTCTGATCAAGAACCACAAGCGCGGAGTCCCGGTAACGGACGGGGTTGGCGGCGGCGTGATCGGCAGTGTCGCAATCCTTCGGCATGATAAGCTGGACGGCCGCAGCGTGGTTCTGGCAACGGTGGATATCGACAACGTTCCGCCGCAGCCATACCGTTCAATCGAAGTCGAGGGGGTGCAATGAAAACCACCATTGACCGTGCCGACGTGCCCCGCATGGCTATGCTGCCGGGCCGCGTGATGATCGACCTGACGGAGCGCAGCCGCGTGCCGGAAGCGCATCGCCACTGGTACGTTACGCCGCAATCGGACGCGACACGCCGGCAGGTAGAGCGGCAGGGGACGATACTTGCAATCGGGCCGGACTGTCGCGATGATATCCGCGTTGGGGACTGGTGCTGGTTCCTTCTGGCAATGAACGACCTGGACCGTGGTCATTGCGAGGGGGAAGAACTGCACGTCAGCGATGGTGGCATGCTGATCGTGCTGGATGACGTGCAGGTTGTGGCCGTGCGCAGGCAGTAGTGGAGTCAGGCAAAGGGGGTTGATCGCCTACAAAAGCCCGGTTTCCCCGAGCGAAAATCTGACGCGGCGTGACCCATCCGGCACACCGCGTCGAGTGGCATTCTACCGCCGCACGCGGCCCGACCTTGACAACGTGCGGTCGCAGCTATTCGCGCACAAGCTGTGGCTGGACCCCGACGACTATGCGGCATCGCGCGACCCGAAGGTGTTGCGGAAGATGTTCCGCGACTCCACGATCCAGATGGCGGCGCAGTTCCGCCTCTCGCGCGTGGCGGGTGCTGAATGGTTCCTGGACTCCAAGGTACGCGACAGCCGGCCGCTGATTCCGCACCTTGAGCACCTGATGAACATGATCCCGAACTTCGCGCAGAGCCGCATGGCGCTGGCGAACGGGATCTTCGAGGGGCGGTCGTGGCTGAAGATGTACAGCGGGCGGAAGCGGTTCCGCATGCCGGGCGACACGCAAGAGCGCGTCTGGTGGTATCCGGCGATGCTCGGGCATATCAGCGCTGGCCAGATCATCCGTGGCGTCGAGCAAGTGCGGGAAGCCGACAGCGACGGCCTGGTTGAGAAGCAGCGGTACTATTGGGCCACGATGGACCCGACCAGCCCCGGCGCGCCGTGGCTGCGCGTCGAGGATGACCAGCTTGCCAGCTACGTCCGGCTGCACTACCACGACGACGCGCTGACCTACGGCTACGGCACGCCGCTGACGGACGCTTTGTACCAGACGTGGTACGCGAAAACGCACCTGTGGGAGATGATGCTGCGCCACGCCGACCGCTACGGCACGCCGCAGATCGTGGCGACGATGCGCGCCGATGCCACGACCGGCGTCAACATGGGCGAAGACCTGCAATCGCAGTCGGCCCGGCGCGCGCAGCTAGTGGCGGATATCGAGAAGCAACGCGCCGGCAACGTGATCGCGCTGGACGACGCCGAGAAGATCGAGGTGTTCAGCACGCGCGGCGAGGATTCGTCTGGACTCCGCGCGCTGCTGGAATACTGCAACGAGGAACTGACGCGCACCATTCTGGCGTCGTCCATGCCGTTCGGCGGCGGTGGCGATGCTGGCAGCTACGCCCGTGCGCAGACAGAGCGCAGCAGCACCGACGACTTGCTGGCGTTCGACCGCACCATCATGGGCGAGTCGTTGCAGTCGCTGGTGGTGATGTGCTTCGAGATGAACCGGCAGAACTTCGCGCACATGCAGGACGGCACCGGCCGGTTCCTGCACACGATGGGCGATATCCTGCCGACCATCGGACTGCGCTCGCCGGATAGCGGCGTGAGCGTCGAGAACGTCGAGCGGGCGCTGACAATGGGCCTGCCGGTTCGTCGTCAGGATGCGTACAAGGCGCTCGGCCTGACCATGCCGGACGAAGACGACGACGTGATCCAGCCGCCCGGATTCGGCGGCGGTGGTGGCCCGCCCGGCATGGGTGGCCCAGCAACCGACGTGTTCGGCGGACCCGCACCGGGGGCGAATAGCACGGTTACAGCAGACGGGGTGATGCAATGAGCACCGTCTGGACACACCTGTTTGCCTGCGGTCACGCGATTCTGGCCGATTGCGTCCAGTGGGCGGCGCACAGCGGGCTACTGTGTCCGGCGTGTGCCGAGAACGTGGTGGAGTCGGCGCTGGTGGCCGTGCGGAACCGGAGACGTGGCTACAAGGTGGAAGTGCTGACCGCCGACCGTCCGCTGGTCTGGAACGGTCCGCAATTCGTTGGCTACTGGCCGGAGAACCGTGATGCCTGATCCGCGCCTGTCGCGTCCACCGTTGCCGCCCGGCGTCACTTGGCGGCCGGGATTGCCGCCGGGCGTCAAGCCGGTTGATCAGCGATTCCCCGCCGTGCGTGCGCCACGCATGCCGCGCAAGGGCCAGCGAAACCTGCTGACCACGCTGGAATCGCTGCCGCCCGGTACGCGCGTGCGCGTGACGAACATCCTGCGGCGCGGCGGACAGCGTGGTGGACCCGGTGCGAAAGCCGCGTTCAACTTCATCATCGGCGCGCGGCCGACGTGGACGAACAAGACCGGCCGTTCCGGCTGGGCCAAGCCCGGTCAAGTCGAGCGGTACGGGCTGAAGCTGATCCGCGACGAAGACCGGGGCGGTGCGCCGCGTCTGCTGAATACTCAGAGTATGGTGCGCGTGGACGTGCTCGGCGACGATGGCGAGTCGTCACAGACCTACCGCCGCAAGCGTGGCAGTCACAACGCGGTGCCGGTCAGCGAGCGTCGGTATGCGCGTGACGCCGCACGTCGCACGCAAGGTGCGAATCAATCACTGTTCTACCCGCGCGGGCAAGGCCCGCAGGACACCGGAGACGAAGCCGTGCAGCCGATCAAACACTGGCGCGGTAACCGTGGCGCTGAAAACTTCCGCCGTTGGCTGAACGTGCGCGCATCGCGCCCGTGGTCGCCTGTGCGCCCGAAGGACGTGGAAGCACCGCCCGGCGAGGCGTACAACGAGGATGCCCGCACGGCGGTTCACTTCGCCGATGACGACGGCATGCGCGGGCTGTACATCTGTATCGACCTGGACGAGTGGAACGCCAAGCGATACCGCGAGAAGAAACCGGAAGACGACAGCCCGCCACACATCACGGTCCTGTACATGGGCAAGCAGTCGAGCGCGACGGCAGATGCGGTGGCCGAGAAGGTGTCGGCCGCGTTGAACGAAGTGGCGCAGTTCGGCGTTGAGGGTATCGGCCGTGACGTTTTCGAGAAGTGCGAGGACGGCAAGGATGCGGTGTACACGCCGGTCCACGGCGAGGAACTACATGCACTTCGCCGGACGATCCAGTCGGCGGCGCGGTCCGCTGGCGCTGTGTGGTCCGATACGCACCCGATCTACAAGCCGCACGTCACCATAAAGTACGTCGAGCACGGAACCGGAATGGACGTGGAGCCGGTGGACAACTGGTATCAGACAGTGGACAAGGTGGCGATTCGCCACGGCGACCGGCTCGTGTCAACCGCCCCGCTTGGCAAGCCGCGCGCCAAGTTCTCGGAGTCGGTCCACTTCTCCAATCCCGTCGGCGCGGAGTCGGCCGGCGCAAACACCGTCAGCCAGTTCCGCCGCGACATTCACGGAAAGCGCCGTCGTGGCGTGTCTGGCCCGTCAGTGGCGCAGCGGTTCGCGGCGATGTTCTCGGCGGCTCCACGGTCGCGCATGCTGCCGGGTACGTCTGGCGCTGGCCAGTTCGTGCGCGAGCGCGTGCCGGGCCAGTACCGCGCGAATGTGCTGCGCTCGATGCGCGTTGCGAGCACAACGGCACCGGAGCAGGCGTTCAGCATCCTTCGGCCAGACGAGTTGGCGACGCCATACGACAGCGACAATAGCGGGCAGAACAGGGTTATCGACTCACGGTCACGGCTGACTCACGCCGTTCCGACAGGCGGACGCAATCTTGATCCGTATGGCGAAAGCCAGTCGCATGGCTTGAGTCGCGATACTCCAATTGGGACGGGCGCTCTGTCAAACAGGATCAGGGCTGCAATCCCGCGCCCAGAACACCCGGACGACCCCTATGATCCGCGCGGTGTAGCTCATAGAAACCTGAGCCACCAAGCCCTCACGGGGTCACTTGGTAGTCCGACCACACCAGCCGACATTGAGGCTAGCGGCATCCGGTATCTCGGCAATGATTCATCTGGCGCGGATTCAGAGTTGCGAGTGATGCGAAGGCGGCACGGTGCGCCAGAAGCAAGCGAGATGCGATCCCTTCCAAGGGCAGGGCAAAACTCGATGGACAACCTGCGAGAGTTGCTGGCTCGGAATGAGATGATCCGCCCAACGTCGCTGGCGAATATGATTCGTGCGGCACGCATGCTCGGCGACGTTGCTGGGTCGCCTGTAGGTGCGGTGCGCGGCGCTCGCCGGTTGCGTAGAGAGAATCCGCTGGCCCGTGCTGGCATTCAGCGGTTCGCTACGGTGCAGGTAGGCGACCAGCCGGTTGAGGTGCCCGACACGCTGGCCAACCGGCTCGGCGTTGTGCCGGTTCCCGCAGTGGGCATCACGCCGACCGGCGGCATCACGCAGCCGCGCCAGCCGGAGCGCATGGACGGCCAGCGGTTCGCGCTGAAGGACATTCCGGGCTGGGACACGAGCGACACGCTCTCGCCGATCAACGAGGAAGAGCGGCGCATCACGGGACTGCGCGGGTTGACCGGCCAGCAGCGGAAGGCGGCTAGCCGTGGAGAGCGAGTGGATACGAGCGGTCGCCGAACAGGCGCACGCGGAGGGCTGCTGCCCAAGAGTCCTACATCGGAAGGTGAGTGGCCAGCGAACGGAGACCCTCGCGATGACGCCGTCGCCATGAATGGTCAGGTGTCACGGCGTATCAAGAACTACCACATCGCGACAGATGGAGAGTCCGGCGGGGTTGAAGCAGCGAATATCGCCGATGCACTTGAGCGGTTCGGGCTACCAGCCAAGGTGCGGTCGCGGAGAAATTTCCACCGCTGGCTCGATCAGGCTGGCGGTTTCGGGCGAATTGAAGAATTGTCTCGCGGGTCGGCGGTGGTGCCAATGACCCCCGCTCGTCTGCGAATGGCCATCGAAGCGCAGTCCGGAATCGGCCGCATTTCGCGCCTTGAACGCCAGCCGCGCGAAGCGGCTATGCGCCGGGGTCTGCCCGGACTGCCAGCAGGTGGCCAGCGCAGCAACTTCTCGCAAGCGCAGCAATTCGCGCGAACCCGAAGCGGCACGCACGGCATGACGACCACCGGCCTGTTGCCGGGACCACCGACCGCTGGCCAGCGCGCGATGATTGCAACCGGCGGAAAGCTGGGACACGACCCGCAGACCGTGCAATCCATGATGCGCCAGCGTCGGCCGATGGCGCGCGCCAAGTGGCCCGCACGCGGTAACGACGAAGTGATTGACGCGCTGCTGGGTCGCGGCAAGACCGGGCGTACATTCCCCGGAGTCGTGACGTTCGCGCGCGACTTCGAGCCGTTGAACATCCAGCGTCAGCGCGGCATCAAGCGCCGGATGATGCGCCGCCCGTCCGCTGACTTCGAGCCGCTGACAATTCCGGCGCAGGAGGGCGACGACTTCAGCCCGCTGACTATTTTGCGTCGCGCAGCCGCGAAGAAGCAGACGCCCAACCGGCTCGCATACATCGACCGCGCGCGCAATCTGCGCCGCCCGCCACAGGCTGGCGAATCGCTCGGGCAAGAGTTTGACGACGATGACGACCGCGCGAACGATATCGCAACGATCCAAAGCGGTTACGCATCCAGCGGGTTTGCGCCGCGTCGTCGCCTTGGCGAGCATCAGATTCGGCAGATGACGGACCCGCGCGAGCGCCGCATGCGGTCGCTGGCTGACGATTCGCCACGTATCGGACCGGAGCGGACAGACCGGCCGCGCGTTGTGGAGCGTGACGATCCGGCACCGGCCGCTCCGCTGACGCCACGATCCGCTCTGGCTATGTTCCCGAAGCGTCCGCAGCAAGGACGCCAGCAGGCGACCAGCGCCCGCAGTCCAATGCCCACCGTGCGGCAGGTTCCTCGCGACGTTGGCCGCGTCAGCCGTGAACCGGTCAGCGCGCAGTTGCAGCGCGAGTTTTTGCCCGCTCGTCAGCGTGGCGTCGCGTTGCCGCAGCGTCAGCGCGGAGATGTGTCGTGGTCGCCCGGCAATCGCGGGGCGCGACCGGAAGCCAGCGCGATGCTCCGGCGTAGCGGGTTCGGCCCGAAGCCAGACCGCACATGGAACCAACTAATCAGCCGCGCGCGTGGTGAGCAGGCCGCCAGTAACCGCACAGCCGGTCGCGTCAAGAGCGCAATCGGTGGCGGGCTTGGCGGGCTTGCGCTCGGCGCGTTGACTGGCGGTGTCGCTGCGCCCATCGGTTCGGCGCTCGGGTCGTACATCGGATCGACCGATTGGGGACGCCGCGCCGCATCGCGTGCCGGGCGCGCCGCACAAGGCCTGATCGGTGGCTTGCGTGGCCAGCAGCGCGGTACTGGACGTTCGGCCGCTGTCGGGCAACTGGCTGGTCAAGGGCTGCGCCGTGCGGGCGGGTTCATTCGTCGCCGGCTCGGATTCAGCATGGACGGACAGCGGTTCGGCGTGGACGACACATTGCAGCGCATGCGCGGATACAGCGGCGGGTTCACCATCCCGGAGATTGCGCCCGACCACAACCCGATGCGCGACGCCTACGACCGCATGCCGACAGGCCAGCGCACGATGATGAAGCGCATGGTGGGCGAGGCGCAACTGGCGCTGGCACGCCGCCAGAACAACGCCGACGCGCTGCACAACTACGGCACGCCACGGATCAGCCGCATGCTACGCGGCGGCGCAGGACGCCCGCGCGGTGGTGCAAGGTTCGCGGCCGGTGAGCGCGGTGGCTTCATGGGTGCGCTCGGCCGCGTCGGCCGCATGGCCAGCTACGCGCTGCCCGGCTCGCCTGTGCGCACGTATCGTGAGTTGCGCCAGAGCGGGCGCGGACGGCTCACTTCGGCACTAGCCGGCGCGGCCGGAACGGCGCTGGACCTGACGGCGGTTCCGGGGAGCGGCGCGAGCATGGCGGTTCGGAGGCTGCTGCGCAAGCGGCAGGGGCAGCAGTTTGCGAGGTGCGCACGGGGGGCGTGAACATGGCGACAGCTACGAAGATCACGGTGATGGAGGCGGTAGCGGTGTTCCGCGAGCACGGGTTCTTCGTGTCGCGCGTCTACGTGTGGCGTTGCTGCCGCGCCGGCCGCATACCAAGTGTGGCGGTCGCGAATCGCCTGTGGATGGAACGCGACGACGTTGAGCAGTTCATCGCGGAGCAGGCGGATTCGTCACGGGTTGTGCGCGTCCGGGCGTGATTCGTCTTACGCTTCGATTATCCGGCGCTTTCGCTCGTTCGTGCATGCTCGCACTATCTCCGCGTGCGACCAATTGAGCGGCATCTGATCGGCCGGGTAATCGTCGCCGATGCTGCGCGACACCAACTCGGCGCGATGCTTGTCAGACGGCAAGTCGAACCGAACGGCCACGTCAAACCGGCGATGAATCGCGTGGTCAAGATGCTCCGGACGGTTCGTTGCGGCAATCACCACGGCCGGTCCTTCATGCGCCTCCATCATCTGAAGCAGCACGTTCAGAATGCGATTGCCCTCGCGTTCGCTACCGCCATTGCCTTCCGACCGCGATGCGCCGAAGCTGTCAAACTCGTCAATCAGCAGTACGCAGCGATTGGCTCCGGCAAACTCAAACACCTTCGCCAACGATGCGCTGCTGGCACCCATGTAGGACTGAATGATGCGCTCCTGCCGCGCAACAACCAGCGGCACGCCGAGAGCGAGCGCTAATGCTCCTGCCGCGCTTGTCTTGCCGGTTCCGGGCGGGCCGTCGAAGATCAGTCGGCATGCCGGAACAAGCCCCTCATCCCGCAACCTGTCTCCGAACTCATGCTCTCGAATGACGCGTATCAGCGCTGAACGAACGTCGTCCGTGAGAACCATTTCATCCAACGCCATGCGCGGTGTTGACGGCTCTACCAAGTTGCCCTCGCCGTCCTTGCCGGTCGGCAGCCGCATCAACTGCCGCGCTTCGGGGTGCTGGCCGATCATTCGCTGGATTCGCGCTGCGACCTGCGGCGAGCGCTTGTGCTCGTTTGCTGCGATAATTCCAGCGACTGACCGGAATCGAACCATGTCGCCGGACAACACAGACTGGATCAAGGCGATAACATCCTGAGACTTCATGCTTCACTCTCGCTAATTTGGCACAGAAAACGATCCGGCTGAGGATTGTACCAGCCCGCATCCTGTTACGCTTGTTACTTTGCCGTGACGTAACCGCTCGCGCGCACGATGATTCCGCCAGAACACGCGGATTCAACAAGGCACGCGATGGTCGCGCAAACCGTAACGCAACTGCGATACCCGCTGATCGCCGATGGCATCAAGCGCGCGACTACAGGCATCGACTTCGGCAAGCGGTATCGCGCCGAGAAGATGCCAAACGGCAACTTCGCCATTCGCGACGTTGAAATCTTTCAGGCGTGCCAGCGGCCGAACCCGGCGACCGGAGCGGTTGACGACTTCGGGCAGAAGTTCCTTGAAACCGCGCTGTCTGCATTCCGCGAGCGCAGCAGCGATCAGTACCTGCCGCCGGTCCACATCGGGCACCACAAGGGCCAGACCGTCGCCAACGAGTTTGCCGGGCACCTGATCCTCAAGCGCGTCGAGAACGACAAGAAGGGCATCCCGACGCTGTACGGCGACATGGTGGAGATTCCGCCGCGTGCGTTCGCCGAAATCATGGCAAACCGGTTGCCTTACCGCTCGGTCGAAATCAACAACCCGGCCAGCGGTGAAATCAGCAGCCTGGCGCTGCTCTCAACCGAAGTGCCGTACTTCAAGTTCCCGCTGATGCGCGTCGAGAAGGTCAACTTCTCCGCGAGCATGCCGGACACGCTCTGCTTCTCCGAAGACGGCTTCACGCCCGGCGGAACCGGCGTGTGCGTCACGCAGCGATTCTCTGGCGAAGGTGCCGCCCTGACTGAACCGACGCAGGCGCGTCAGATGTTCATGGGCTACGGCCGGCAGCACTACGCCGATGGCGATGACGACGAACAGATGATGGACGACGGCGAGGATGCCGGCGACCCCGATATCGAAGAACTGCTGGCCAACCTGAGCGAGCCGGAACTGGCGGAACTGCTGGATCAACTCGGACAGGACGACGGCAGCGGCTACGACGGCCAGGACGATTCCATGAACCCCGCGGCGGGTGACACCTCCGCAATGCAAGGCGAGGATGAAATGGCCGGACCCATCGGCGAACAGATTCTCCAGTCTCTCGGCGAACTGACAACGGCTGTTCAGTCGTTGGCGTCGTCCAGCCCGGCAGCCAACCCGGCCATCCCGTCGCCGCCTCCGGTGAGCGCGCATGAGCCGAATGCCGGTGCCGCGCACTTCAGCGAGAACGGCAACGGCAAGATGCCGCTGTGGGCGCAGGCGTTCGTTGATCGCCTCACGAAGATGGAGAAGGAGACGGCCGAGCGCAACGCGCGGATGGACCAGTTCTTCTCCGAGATGGAAGCCGAACAGAAGTTCGCCGAGATGAAGGCGGAACAGGAATCTCGGATGAACGCCGTGGCTGACGACCTCGCCGCGCGCAAGTTCGATGAAGGCACCATCGATGCTGCATGGAACGCGGTTGCTCCGCGTGTGGCCGATGACCTCGCTCTGGTTGCAGGCGGACAGCGCAAGGAACTGACCGACCCCGCCGTGTTCTTCGGCGAGTACCTGCGCGGCGTTCCGGCCACGCAGCGCAGCAACCTGCCGACCCCGCCCGATGTGCCGGCTGGCGCTGACGCGTCCACGGCTGCGAACGGTGGCGCTGCCCCCGGGAGCAAGCCGCCGGTTGTGAGCGAACAGGCCAAGGCGTTTGCCGAGAAGCACGGCAAGAAGCCGAAGGCCGCGTTTGACGCCAACCCGGTCATGTTCTCGGAGACCTACGACAAGGCAATCGCCGAGTGGAAGGCCGAGTACGAAAACAGCCCGCGCGCTGCGATGTTCGGCAGCATGGATGCGTTCATCGCCAACCGCGTGAAGCAGCTTCCGACCGAAACCAACTGAACTGATCGGCCAACCGGCCCTGACGGAGAACCCGGATGACTGCTCTCGCTGCGAACAAGAACCTCAACCTCGGCACGTTCGATGTGACGGGCGCGCTTGAAGTGCGTGCAACCGCCGACACGTTCTATGCCGGCGCGCTGCTGGAACTCAACTTTGCGACTGGACTGGTTGCGCCACTCGGCACCACCGGCTACCCGTCGGCGCGCTTCTGCGGCATCTGCGCGCAGGAGAAAGTCGTCACGGCCACGTCTGACCAGTACGTCAAGGTGTGGGTCAACGGCAAGATCATCAAGGGCGAAGTGGTCGCGGGCGCTACCGGCGTGGGTAACATCGGCAAGCCAGTGTACTGCACGACCGACAACGCCGAAGACGACATGACGCTGACCAGCACCAGCGCCACGCCCATCGGCACCGTCATCAAGCACAACTCGTCCACGTCGTGCGACGTGCTGACCTACGACACGCGCCACGTCTTCGAGACCTACGCGGCCGGCGCTGACCTTCTCGGCGCGGTGATCGCCAACTCGTCGGCGCACACGAACACCACGACCGAAGCCAGCTTCGACCAGACCGTGGTGATTCCGGCCGGAACGATCCGCGTCGGCGACGTGTACCAGATTGCGGCCGGCGTCAACGCAACGGCGACCAACTCCACCAACACGCTGACGTGCAAGTTGCGCTTCGGCGGGACCACGATTGCAACCAGCGGTGCCATCGACGTGGCGAACTCGGATACCTGGGTCTGCATGGCTCAGGTGACGATCCGCACGATTGGCGCAAGCGGCACCGGCAAGGCTGTGAACCTGCAACACGGTCCGGACGCCGAAACGACCGGATCGGATGCCGGCGCGCTGGTCGATATCGCGTCGGTGGACACGACTTCGGCCGTCACGGTTGACGCACGCGCCGACTGGTCGGTTGCCAACTCCGGAAACTCCTGCCGCCTGGAATACCTGACCGTCACCAAGTTTGCCCGCTGACCCATCCGGCCCGATACGGGCAAACGGAGATTGACCGATGCCGAATCCGATTGGATCTGAAGCCGCGAGCGCAACGACCGTCACGCAGTTCCGCAAGGATCTGACCGACGTGTTCAACGAGCTGTTCGAGAACCACTACCACACGGACACGCCAAGCTGGAAGCAGCAGTTGTTCAAGGTGGTGCAAATGGACGGCGCGTACCTCGTCGCGCACACGCACATGAACGCTCCACTGTTCTATCCGCGCATCGACGGAGCGGAGGCGCAGGAATCCGGCATCGACGGGCTGACGTACACGCTCTACCCCTACGACTACGAGACGCCGAAGATGGTGTGGGGCGTGAACGCGCTCCAGGACACGAAGAACAACTTCCGTTCGCGAGTGGACGAAGCCGCGATGTACCTCGCGCGCTTCCGTGACTTCGCGCAGGAAGAACTCCAGGCCGGCGCGGCCACCACGTTCCTGCACGGCGAAGTGGACTTCACGACCATCTTCGGCAGCACCGGCCTGTTCAGCGCATCGCACACCTACAACGGCGTCACGCTGAACAACATCGTGACCGGCACCGGCACGGCGAGCGCAAACATCTTCGATGACGTGTACTCGGCCCGCCGCGCGTTCATGGACATGAACGATGCGAACTCGCGCCCGTACTGGGACGAGATTCGACTGCGCGCCGCGCAGATGACCGTCGTGATCCCGTCCGCGCTGGACCAGGCGTTTGACGGCGTGATCGCGTCCACCACCTACGTCACGCCGGGCGGCACCTCGCCGGCCGACAACTTCCTCAAGACGGTCTACGGCGACAAGCTGAACGTGGTCCACGACGCCGCGCTGACCGACGCCGACAACTACTTCTTCTACCGCACCAGCGACGTGGGCAACATGCGCCCGTACGTCTACGGCGACCGCCTCGCGATCCAGCCGATCCTCTGGACGATGGAAGACAGCGACGAGTCGAAGAAGACCCACAACGAAGCGGCTCAATGGTGGATGCGCGCGGCGGTCGGCATCGGCGACCCGGTGACCGCCGTGACCGTGCAGAACTGATAGCGGACTGACGGGCAACCAGTGGAGAACGAGACATGGCGAAGCACGACAACGCGAGCGGCAGCACGGCGGTAGCCGAGAAGCCGAAGAAGGAAGACGGAAGCCCGCGCGAGCGCAAGGGCGCGATCTACGAACTGTGGCTGGACCCGCCGGGCGACGTGCCACACCACGTCACGCCGGCCCTGCCGTGCATCCTCATCACTGACCCGGTGAGCGGGAAGCAGAAGCTGGAAGGCCCGGCCATCCCGCGCAAGGTCCGCGTGCTGCCGTTGCGGTGCCCGAAGTGCTCGCATCGGTGGAGCTCGGAGCAGGCGCTGCGCACCGGAATTGCAATGACGCAGGAGCCGGACTTCGCCAATCGGCTGGTGGAGTCTCGCAATTGCCCGCGTTGCCGGTCCGAGCGCAAGGTGGACGTGCAGGGGCTGAGCGTTGACACGCACGGCAACCCGCACCAGTGGCAGGACGCCCGCATGCAGTTGTGGCTGTACGACGACGAAGTTGACCGCCTGCGCGAGCACATCAATGAAGACGATGCCACGCCGCACTACGAGACGCTGACGTTCGCCGATGGAAGCACCACTCAGCGCCGCGTCACATCCGGCATCGGCCGGGGCGTCGTGAACTTCCGGCACAAGGGCCGCGTGCGCCGCGTGAACCTCGCGAAATTCGTTCGCATCCGCCGGCTGGATGCCGTGGTCGCTCTGCCGCTGGACGTACTGGAGAAGCACCAGGAACTCGGCCGAAAGGTCGAGGAACTGTCGCACCAGATCGCCACGAAGATTGACTCCATGGCGTCGGCATCCAACGGCAACGAACGCGACAAGATTGCCGATCAACTCGCTGAACTGAACAAGCAGCGCAAGGCTTTGCAGGCCGAGCGTGACGCGCTCTCGAACCCGGAATGATGACCGATGGCCGACCTCACTGCGCCCGTCAACTACAAGGTGTCGGACTCCCCGTTTGTCGAGGATTTCCCGTGTTCGTCGCTGTCCGTGAAGGCCGGCGCGCTCATCGGGATTGACGAGTCCACCGGCTACGCGGTGACGTGGGCCGACACGGACGGCACCAAGTTGCTGGGCCGCGCGGTCGAGACCACCACCAGCGCGTCAACAGTCAAGGTGTACACCGGCAAGCACACCGTCCATGGCGCATCCGATGCGTTGGGTGTGGCAGTGGCTGGCTGCACGGCCGTCACGAACAACGGCGATCTGGTCTACTGTTCGACCAACAACCTCGCCAACTGCACGCTGACGCCGGGTAACGAGCCGATTGGGCGCGTGTCCCGGTACATCAGCAGCGGCAAGGCGTGGGTCGAAATCATCCCGCGCGGCTACTCGCTGGGATCGCCGTCCGCGTTCGACGGTCCGGTTGACCTCGGCAGCACGCTCAACGTGGCTGGTGCGACGACGCTGGAGTCCACGCTGGCAGTAACCGGCGCTTCGACGTTCACCGGTGCAACCGCACACAACGGCGGACTGACGACGACCCGTGGTGTTGCCAGTGGAACCGCGCTGAAGGTCGGCGGCCAAGCATCGTCTGCCGTGGCGGCCAGCACGGCCGTCACGAACACGGCCGTCGAGACGGCCTTCGACAATTCGTCCTACGCTGTGCCGGCCGACACGCTGACGCAGGGATCGCGCCTGAAGATTTTCGCGCAGGGAATCGCCACCAGCACGACCGGAAGCGACACGCTGGAAATCATCGTGTACGCCGGGTCCACCGAACTGTTCAGCACTGGAGCGCTGGACGTGGGCGACAACGAGGCGTTCAGCTTCATCGGCGAGGTGGTAGCGCGGGCCGCTCCGGCCGCTGCTGCATCGTGTGTCGGGTTCGCGCACATCGCCTACGGCACCGACGAAGAGGCGAGCGTCGGCAAGCACTCGATCATGCCAGCCACGAACCTGGCCACTAATGGCGCGCTGACGTTCAATGTTCGCGCCAAGTGGTCGGCCGCGAACGCGGGCAACTCCTGCCGCCTGGATATCTGCAACTACGAAGTCATCGGCTGAACCGGAGGCGCGCCGTGGGAATGACCATCCAGGAACTGCAAGAGCTGCATCGGCAGTTGCTTCGCGGCATCAACCGGCTGGTCGGCGAGTTTCGCGATTCGCCCGACCCCGAAATCCGGGTGCTGCTCGAACAGACGCCGCGCTACACCGATGCCGACCTGAACCAGATTGTCACGCGCGCTCTGCGGAACGTGTCCAGCATGACGCCCGAAGAAGTGCGCGGCATCGTGGCTGACCTGATTGCGCGCAAGTTCGACCGCCAGCCGGTGAAGTTGCCGGGCCACGACAAGCCGACCGATTTCGTCAAGTGGAGTGACTGACTGTGTGGCCGTTCACCAAAAAGCGGCCGGATACCGGAGCAAGCATGAGCGACAACGACGCACCCGATTTCCCGGCCGAACCCACTGACAAGGGCCACGACCACGCGCCCGAGAGGACGCCCGAACAGGACCGTCCGAAGACGGAAGACGATTCGCGAGCCGTTGCAACCGACGCGGAAGCCGACGTTGACAAGCTGATCGCACACTGCGAAAGCCTGCGTCGTCAATTGGCAGACGCTGAATCGGCAGCCGCAGCCCGCGCGGATGCGCGTGTGATGGCGGCACTGGCGGGAGCATCAAAGGACGCCGGGTTTCTCATCGACGCTCTGCGGAGAATCAGCGCCAAGGCGCGCCGCGCTATCCAGTAACCACGAACACAAGGGGGTTCCGGTGGACTCCGATGCCCTGCAAAATCCCGCTCCTGCTCCTGCTGGTTCCACGCCGCCCGTCTCGCCAGCGGTGGCAGCGGGAGCGGGTGCTATTCCGCCGAAGCCAAACGGCAAGCTGCCCGACATGATGGATTGGGCGCTCTCCGGCGGCCAGTGGGTGGCCGTGTGGAAGGCCCCGGCCGACAAGCCGGTGAACGTCACCGATTCCGACAAGGACGGCATTCCGCCCGCGTGGGTGGACGAGGATGGCCCGGCCGGACCGAAGCCCGGCGCGTGGCGCGACGTGCGAGTCATCACGGACCCGCTGACCGGGCGAAAGCGCAAGGTGGCTGACTGCGGATGGGCCGACGACGACGATCCGCCGGTACCGATTGACCAGTTGCTATCTGACCGCGAGGGCGCAGCCGAACGCGCTGGCAAGCTGCTGGACGCGGCGCTGGCCAAGTGGCGCGCGGCTGCCAGTGTGAGCATCGTGGCGCTGTTGGCGTGTGTGTTCTACGCTGTTGGCATCTGGAACGGGCTGTTTCCGGCCATCGGTGCGCAGGGCGGCATCCCGGCCAGCGTGGCCCGGCCGCTGATCGACCAGATGCAACAGGATGCCGACGACCCGCGCAAGGCGGACGACGCATGGGACCGGCTGGACAAGGCGTGCAAGGAAGCGGAGGGCAAGCAATGAAGCGAATCGCAATCACGGCTTCAGTGTGCTTGATGACCATCGTGTCCGGGTGCGCTATGGAACGCATCGCGAAGGACGCCAGCGCCACGCAGCCAGCAACGTTTGACCGCGCCACGTTCCTGCGGAACTTCACAACCGGTTGGTCAAGTATCGTGGACACGATTACCGAGGACGAGGCGCTGGCGATCCTCGATTCAAACGGCGACGGCGAAGCGTCCTACGCGGAGATTCACGTCGGTCAAGTGCTGCTGCGCAACATCGTGTGCGCGAACCTTGGGACCGATACCGGAAACACGGCCGACGACTACCGCAAACACATGGCGGTCAAGCTGGCGTGGGACAAAGCGGAGGGCGATCAATGAGCGAGAACCGACTGCTGCGGTACTTCAAGTACGAACACCTGCCGCCTTACCTGCAAGAGATCAGCCGGCCGTTCTGCGAGCTTGCGCGAGAGATTGCCGCGAAGGAAGCAGCGGACCCGGCCGAGCAGACCGCCGGGCTGCGAAAGCTGCTGGAGGCCAAGGATTGCATCGTCCGCGCCATGCTCCCGCTGCTTCTGGTCTGCATGCTGCTCGCCACCGGATGCGCAGTGCGTCACAACTCGATCACCGGCGAGACGGAAGTCGGACCGGCCACCGGCACAAGCACCAGTACAGCCACCGGAAGCAGCACATCGTCCAACCGCGAGCCGTGGTATGCGGCGGCGTCTGCGGCCTACGCGGCTGGAGAGTCTGCATGGTACGACTGGACGACGGCCGAGCGCCGCGCGTCGGCGGATCGGCTGCGCGCGAAGCAGGACGCACGACAGGGCGTGATTGACCGCGCGGCGGCGCAGGGGGTGCAGTGAACGACGGCTGCGCCACGGCAATTCTGATCGCATTCGCCGCTCTCGGGCTGTGGATGGTGATGTGTGGCGCGCTGGTCATTCTATGGAACAGTGTGATGGTGCCGCTGTTCGGCCTGCCGCGTATCGACCTGTCGGCGGCTAGTGGCATGATCGGCATTGGATGGCTGATCTTCGGCGGCCCGTTCCGGCTCACGTACCATGTCGGGGGCAAGCAATGACCTACTACCGCCGCGATGACGAGCCGCAGATGCCGCCAGGCTGGTGGGTTCCGTTCGGTCTAGTGCTCGTCATGCTCGGCGTGTGCTGGTCGTGCGCGGCCGGATGCAACAGCGCCGCGATCACAGAGGAAGCCGACGCCGCACGCCGCACGCTCACAACGGAGCAAGAGGCGCTGGCAACCGACGTGACGGACGCATTCGCCGGTCTGGTGCAGTTGCGCGACCAGATTTACGAGACGCTGACGGCGCTCATGGGCAGCGGTGACGATGTGCGCGACCAGGCTATTGAGGAAGCGCGCGACCGGCTTACTGACCAGATGACCGAACGATTGCAGGCTCTTGCCGAGCGACTGAAGGCTCATGCTGCCGTGCTGCACGCCGTGGTCGAGCGGCTGAACAAGATTTACACGATGGCGCTGGACGACGCGAAGCTACTCAGTCTATTGCAGTCCCCGCTGGGGTTCTTCGGATTCCCGCCGTCGAGTCCGCCAACCGGAAATCCGCCTGCCGGCCCTAAGCCAAGCGGTGGCTTCCCGGTTGGCGAAACGATCCTTGGCGTGGCGTCCTTGTATGGACTGTACCGTGGCGGACGATGGGGTGTCGGCGTGTACCGCAGCGCGAAGGACAAGCGCGAGGCGCAGGCGGCCGAGCATCGCGAAACCATCGAGTTTCTGAAGGCGCAGAGCCGGAGCGACCGGAGTGACCCGCCCCCAAAAGCTGAACGCGCGCCGCAGACCGCGAGTCAGCGCGCGCGCCGTGTTACTGTGAGCGGCGACGACTACGACATTCCTGGGAGGAACTGATGAGCGGCGGGCTACGGCGATACTGGAACATGCGGGCCGGCGAGCGTGCGCGCTTGCGTGATGCCGCGTTCCGTAAGCGCCTGAAGCACAACTTCATCACGACGGCCGTTGTCCTGACGTGGCCGTTCTTCGGCATGTGGTTCTCGGCGCGTCTGATCGGACGCGGCAGCGCAATCGCAGCAAGCAACCTGACGGGCGGGAAGATGCGGGCCAAAAGCCTGCGGTGGAAAACCAAACCAATGAAAATCTGACGGGGGCGAGCATGAAAAACGGACTGACGAAAACCGAGTGGGCCATGATTTTGACCGGCCCCGTGGTGATGGGCCTGCTGGCAATCCTGTTGCTGGCGGTCGTGCTGGTGAACAACGCGCGCGGCGGCGAGGGTGTGCCCATCGGCGTTGTGACCGGCCACGCGGACGGCTCTCCGGATGTGGTCGTGACCCCGCCCGAGTGGGGTTATGACTTCGGCACACTGGTGCGCAGTGACGAGCGCGGCACGGCATGGGCCGGCGTGCGCTATCAGGGCCTGACCGTGCTGGGCGGAGGTGACGGCCTGCTGACCGACCACGACAACATGCGCTTCTGGATGGGAGGCGAGTACCGCTTGCGCGAGTCTGGTGTGGCGTTCGGGGGCTTCGTGGATATCGACGGGCCAGCCGCGTTCCGGCTGACGTGGTGGCCGTCTTCTGACGAAAAGCCGATTGAGTTCGCGTCCCTGTGGGCCGAGGTCGGCGGCAAGGGGAGCGGCGGCACGTTTGAGATCGTGATGCGCTTCGGCGTCGACGTCGCGCTGCCGTTCGACACGCATTTCGAGCCGGGCGTCAGCCTCACCTACGGCACCGATCAGGCGCTGGGAATGGACCTGTTCCTACGCTTCCCGATTGACGCGGGCCTGGCGGTGCAGGGTGGCATGATCCTGCTGGACGGGCCGGACCTGCCGGTGTGGTGGCGGCGAGCGAACGGCGACGGCTTCACCGGGTATCTCTCGCTGACGTGGCGAGGGTGAATCACAGAAGCCTGGCGCTGGCGGCCAGCGAAACCACTACCGCGCGGGTCGGTCTAGTCCAGCCGAGCCAGCCGCCAGCGCCGGACCCTGTTTGATGGAGGACGCCGATGCCAGCAACCGCCGCCGCTCTGAGCGCCCATGTGCAGGCTGTCGGTCCGACCGAACGCCTGAAGCAGGCGACTCTGTATCAGACGACCGGAACAGAAGTTGACACCACTCTGCTGGAACTGATCTGCCAGAAGGCAATCAACTGGTTTCAACTGCTGGTCACGACCTACGACCCCGACAACTACTCGCTGCACCAGGACATTGCCTCGCTTCGCGTCTGGCAGTTGCTATTCGAGCGCATGGGCGACTCGTCGGCAGCGTCCGCCACCGAAGCGGCAATGGGCGAATTGCTGGGCGCGGTGGGCAAGTCGGGTGATGGCGGGCGACGGAGCATCACCAGCGCGACCAATAGCCAATTCACGCACGAGGACGTAGACCGCGAGGGCACAGTGCCCGGACCCTACTACTCGCCATTCTCACCCCGCGCCTTTGACGACTACCGCGCCCAATGACCCCACTGGCTGCCCAACAACGATTGCAGAGCATCTTGCGCTCGCTGACCCACACGGGCGACGCGGCCGAAGTGGTGTTCAACAGCTTGTCCGTCATCATCGCCAGCGAGCGCGACCGCGAGAAGGGCAAGCAGCCGTCAGTCAGCCCGCCGCGCGCGTTCATCTATCAGGACGCGGCCGACCCGTACCTGCACTACGGCGACACGCTGCAACTATGCCGCTTCTCAATCGTCATCGAAATCGAGGGGATGGATCACCACGGCAACTTCGCGCTGGAGGAAAAGACGCGAGACAGTGGTGCCCAACAAGGCGCTGCGCTCACGACGATTCTGAGCAAGGTGATTCCAGCCACCTACTTCATTGATACAACGTCCGGAGCCGCGCATACTACGTGGATTCAGTACGTGGACGGCAGCGGGCGAATAGACACGAACCGCCCGGTTGCTACCGCAACCATCGAATACGAAGCCCTTTGCGAGACCGCATGAGCATTTCCGAACAACGCCGCCTTCTGGAAGTTCCGTCACAGTTGATCCTCGATATCCTGTCGGCGGCTGTCGGCTCTCCCGTTGAGCCTGCCGCACCGGACGACGCGCCAACGATGGTCGTCAGTGGCAACCTGCTGGACGCGCTGTGCGCCGTAGCCGGCCGTCGCCCGTTCAACGTCGTCAGTCCGCTGATGGCGAATCTCCAGCGGTACGCGACGGAGTACAAGCCGCGCGCATTCGCTGACGCAAGCGGATCGAATGGAGCCAACGGGGCAGCGCCAAAGAAGAAGCGCGGCCGTCCGCGAAAGAAGGCGACCGCTGCGGCCGAGTCAAACGGCGGTGCATCCGATAGCCAGAACGGAGGCGACTGATGCCTGACTTCGGCGGACTGGTCAACGGTGTCGGTCGTGTCCTGGCGGGGCAGGCGGATGCGCGTCTGAACCGCAACAACCTGAATATTCAGGACGGGTTACTTGATCGCGCGAAGGCGAACGCCGAAGCACGCAAGCAACAGAAGGACGCCGAACGCGCCGCACGGGACGCCGACAAGGCTGCGCAGCAGGAAGAAAAGGATGAGGCCGAACGCGAGAAGCGCAAGGCCAACTGGAAGAAGGGAAGCGGCCGGTTCAAGGCGAACCACGCCAACTTCGAGGTGGGCAGCAAGATCGTCCCGAAGGCCCCGCCAGCGGCATACACGCCGCCGATCATCGCGGGGTCGGGTGCCGTTCCGTCCATCGGTGGCGGTGGCGGTGGTGGCACACCGCCGCGACTCAATCCGTGGCACCCAGCCGGAACATGGGGAGGCGGCCCGCGATACGCTGGCGCGTCCTACATCGGGTCGGGGTACCAACGTGGCGGATTCTCCGCCGGCAGTCCGCATAGCTGGTCATTCCAAGGGTTCCGATGAGCCAGACGACGACACACAGGCCGACCGCAGGCGATGCCCTGAAGGCCATCGAACGCGCCATGGACGTGATCCGCGAAATGGATCGCGAGCACGACGCGCCGGGGTACATCGCCACCACCGAAAAGCACCTTGCCGTGGCGCTGGACAAGGCGCGCGACATGTTCCGGTGGGACAGCCGCACATGGGACAAGCGCGCACGGCGGGCGGCCGAAATTGAACGCGAGTCGGCATCGCGCGAAGCGGCGGCGCGTCTCGGTCGGGCGACTCGGCGGCTACGGGACAACATGATATCACTCGGCATCGTCAACCCGAAGCAGCGCAATCCGCAGCCCGATTGGCTCCACATCGCCACCAGCCGGCTCCGCAAGATGGACGGCGACCCCGACGCCAACGCATCCCGACTGATGCAGGCCGTACAGAAGGCGTCCACGCTGGACGGCGAATGTCGCGCACTGTCCGACAGGCTGAGCGAACTGCGCAAGGCCGAGACGGATGCGGCATTCGCGGCTGAGGCACTACGGCGCGCACTGGCGGAATCGCAAACGGCGTCCACCGGTAGCGAGTCGATTGCCGCTGAACTGGCGGCAGCCGTGGCCGCGTCCGACGACGCTGAAGCGGCCGTTGCGGCGACCGGCGCAGCACTCCGTGAAGCAAAGGCCGCGCATGCAGGGCCGAGTCAGGCGCTGGCTGACCTGACGACGAACGGCGGCGATGCTGCGGCGCTTGCCAGTCTGAAAGCCGACGTGGATCGTCTGAATGCGGCGGTAGAGGCCGCGCGCGAGGAAAACAACCGCATGCTCGGCGTGGCCAACGCGAAGCGCGAAGCGAAAGCCAAGGCGCAGGAGCGATCCGCCGCGTTTGACGCACGCATGAAGCAGCAGTCCGATCAGGCCGAGAAGCGCAAGGCGAAGATCGCCGAGCACGAATCCGAACAGGCCGAGCACGCCGCAGCCGCAGCCGCTGTCAGCGAACAACTGGAGTCCGTGCGCGCCGATCTGCGCGCGGCCGTGGACACGCTTGGAATGGAGAACTAGCCGATGGCCACGCCGTCTTTCGCCGAATGCTGGACACAGCTAACCAACCTGTACCGGGTGGCGGATACGCTGTATCTCGCCGCCAACACCAACTCGGCGAACTACCTCGGCGCGATGAACACGCTGGAGCAGTCACTGGAGGGTGACTACCTGATTGACATTGTGCAGGGCGTCCGCACGGGCGCGCTGGCGATCAACTCGGCGTTCAACTCGCTGGCTGTCGCGCACAACGCGCTGATGCTCACGTTCGGAAAGCTGATCAACGAGCCGCGCCGGTCGGCGTCGGTCGTTCCGCAGTCGCTGTACAACTACTTCATCGACAACTCGCTGACGGCGTTGCAGATCAACTACACGCGCGGAGCCGTGTCGGCGAGTGGCAACGTCGGCAACGGCACGGCCTACGCCCTGACGACCGACGCCGAGAACTACGCCATCGAGGAAGGAACGGGCTACACGTCGGCCAGCATCGTGACGAACCTGCGATGCATCGCCGACAAGACCAGCGGCGCGCGTGCCGGCGCGGAAGTGTTCCGCGTCCACACCAATGCCAGCCCGAACCCGGCGTACCCGTTCATCGACAAGGTGGGCCAGAACGGCGGCACATCGCGGGAACGGCAGTTCCGCTCGCTGTGCAAGGAGGACGCCACCACATTCCTGCGCAATCCGGGGTTCCAGGAGTACAACTCTGGTGACACGCACCCGTTCCCCGGCTGGCTATCGACCAGCGGCACAACGTACACTGGCATCTCGCAGGACACCACCAGCGCGGCCGGCTATCGCCCGTGGCGGCCGTCGCTCACGCTGTCCACGCGCGAATACTACCAGGCTGCGCTGGGGGCTACGTCCACGACCGGACTCAAGCAGTACATCGGCCTGAACGGCCGGCAGTTGCGCGACGACGTGCCGTACTTCATCGGCGTGCGCTGGTACGGCGATGCGAGCGCCAATGGCAACGTGGTGCTCAAGCTTGGCGACTACGACGCATCTCCGCTGTCGGTGTCGGTGTCGGCTGCCAACTCGTGGAACCTGACGCTGATCAACGCCAGTACGGCGCGCAATGCGTGGTTCCGCCGGTTCAACCAGGACGATTTGTGTGTGGCTGTCGAGCGAGCGAGCCACAACGCGGGCACGGTCTACATCGACGCCGTGTTCTGCGAGGAATACGATTACTTCCTCGGCCGCTGGATCAAGATTGTCAGCGGTACCACCGACTGGTCGGCCGGCGCGACGGGCAGCCCGAACAAGCGCGGCGACCTGCTGACGTTCACCGACACCACGCCGTCGAGTATCGGCACGTCGCAGTTCTGGTTCAAATTTTTTACTGGAAGCTACCTTCCCCATGCGGATGCCAACACGGCAACGCAGGCCGATTATGCATAGCCCATGACGCGCACCGCAGCAAACATCTACCGTTGGCGCGGCGAGTTGTCGCTGGGCGGAACCGGACTCGGCTACCTTGGCGGAGAGGCGCTGCTGACGTTCGACCCCGGATACGGCAGGCAGAACTACCCCGGACCGGAGGCCACGAACACCATCAAAGGCTCGATCTTCACCGGCTTCGGCGGAAAAGGCATGGTGGAATTGCTGGAGTGGTCGTCCACGACACTGGCCAAGGCGTTCCCCGGAATCGTCAGCGGTAGCACCGTGACGGCCAGCAATGCCACGGTCTACCCCGGCACGAATCTGGCCACGAAGTCCGGTCTGTACTTTTCGCTGTCGTGGTCGTCAGACTCGGGCGATGCCGTCTTGGCCGCGACGAAGGTACTGGTTGATCCGAAGCAGTTCGCGTTTGGCCGCCGGTTTGACAACGTGTTGCCGGTCGATTTCGAGGTTGTAGACGGATCGTGGTCGCTGACCCTGAGTTGACATGGCGAAAGACCCAACAACTCCGGGTGGCGGCGCACAGATGGCCGAGTTGACGCGCGCGATTGTGCGTCTTGAGCGCGTGATGCAGCGGCTGGCTGGTCCGGTAGAAAAGCAGGCACGCGAGCAGGCACAGACCAACCGTGACCGCAAGACCAGCCGTAGTTCATCCGGGGGCGGACGTGGAGGAGATGGTGGCGGTGGACTTGGCGGACTGTTCGTTGCGCAAGAGATAGCCAGTGCAATGACGGCTGGTATCAGTGCGTCGTTTGCGCCGCAGATTACGCAGGCCGAGCGGTCGGCTGCTACTACACAGGCTGTTGCTGGTGGCGCTGGCTCAATTGGCGGAGCAGCCATTGGCTCGCTGTTCGGGCCGGGCGGAACGCTTGTCGGCGCGTCACTCGGCGGCGCGCTGGGGCAAGCACTCGGAATGTCGGCCACGCACAAGCAGGAGACCATCGCTAAGGGGGCGACCGGACAATTCGCGGACCTTGAGACGCTGGCGGCGGCCGGCTACGGCGTCAGCCCGGAGATCATGCAAGGCCGCGCAAGGCTTGCTGTCCAGCAACAGAAGCGCCGGTACGATTTCCGAGAACAGGTTGCGCCGATGGTGGACAAGGAAATGAGCGCGCAGGGCGTCGAGGGTGTCGATGTTGCGGCTACGTTCAAGGCGCTTCTGTTCGACCTTGTTGACACGCTGAAAGCCGTTGTCGGCGACACGCAATCGCTTCGGAACCATTTGGAGGTGCCGCGCCGATGATCGACCCCGGATACTTCTACATGTTGGCGTGGGTCGGCGGACCGGCTGCACACGAAGCGTTCTCGGCTATGGATGCCGACGAGCAGCGCATGGCGTTCAACGCGGCGAAGGTCGCGCACTACGAGCGCATGTGCGATATCGCGCACGCCCTGTCCAGTCCGGCACACGCCATGATCGCGTTCACGCGCGCGGCGCAAGGCGACAAGGCGTCTGACGAACTGGCGCTGGAAGTGATGGCTCAGATTGCGGCCGGGCAGTCCGCGCAGGAGGCGACCGGATGACCACTTCCATGCAATACGGCAGCTACACGCTGCCAGAGATGGTTGGCCCGCCGGAAATCATGATTGACGGCCGCAAGGGAACGCTGTCAATCAGCCAGAACTTTGTCGTGCAGAGCGACGACAGCGACAGCGACTTCAACACGAAGATTCTGGCCGCAGAGGCCGCACTGAACACCTGGAATCAGGCGCTCACCATCACATGGGCCGACCAGTCCTACCGCACCTGGAGTCCGACGACAAACACCGCGTTCCTGACGCGCGGGTCCATGTCGCGTTTGCGGGACAGCCTGACGCAGCGCCGGTCCGCGCTGTGCCGATTCGACTTCGAGGCGATGCTGCCGGCCAGCGAGATTCGGGACGACGGCTCCACTATCAAAGGCTACTTCGAGACGAAGATCACGGTGTCGCAGGACGACGCCGGACGGCCGACGATCACGTTTGAGGGCGAGTACCGAGCAGAGCGCGATCTGGACGGCGGCGGTGTGCATGACGCGATCACGACCTACGCGGATGCGACCTACGGCGCAAAGGCACTGGCCGTGGCGTGGCTGACTACGAACGCCGCGACGTACACCGGGGTTACGGGTGACGCCACGCGGTACGAACTTATCGCCGAAAGCAAGCCGACCGAAGATCAGGCGAAGGTCATCACGTACACGCTGACCTACCGCTATCGCGTGATCCCGGAGAAGGCGGACGGAACGGCGACCAGCGACTACATCGTGACGCGATGCGTCGTGACACGCGGCCGGTCTGCTCGCTTCGGCATCCTGTTCGACGGTGGCAGCGCCGACCAATCGCGCACGGCTCCCGGTGGCGGCGTTGCCGGAGCGATGGGCACCATCCCGTTGGTGTTCCAGGTTGATTTCGAGGTGGCGTTGAATCTGCCCGGCGGGGTGGACTATGCCGACGCGGCGGCGCTGTACGATTCGACTATCCGGCCGTTCCTGTCCGCTCACCTTGACGCTGTGTGGGCACCGAGCGGAACGAAGATCGTGCAGACCGAGAGCCAGCCGGTGATGACCGACTCGAACCGCATGTCGGTGTCGTGGGTGGTGACGCTTCCGAATGAGCGGCAACTGCTGGCGTTCAACTACTCGCTGTCATCGCGCGAGGATAAGCGGAAGCAATACCGCAAGCGTGCGGACGGGCAAGAGGACACATTCGACCGCGCGACGGCCGGACGCAGACTCTTTGTGACACAGGAAGCCAGCGGAACCATCGTCACAGGATCGACCGATGACGCATTCTTTCTGGCGCTGATACCGGAGTTGCCGCCGCCGCATGACCTGTTGCAGCCAACCGTGATGAAGAATCCGTTTATCGGACGGACAGCCGAAGGTGTTGACGTGCAGATCGTGGATTTCGTTGTACGCCGGGAATACATGGTGGCCATCATCGCTGGCGGCGCAAACGGTGGTGGAGGCGGTGGACGGGCCGCAGAGGAAACGCTGTTCCGGGGGCTTGCCTGATGGTTCATCGCATCGACTTCGGGGGTGTCACGCTCAGCGCGGATTCGTCCACGTTGCGGTGGGCGCTGATGCCTGGAGTCGATCCGTACCAGTCACAGATTACCGTGTTTGCCGACCGGCTACCGGAAATGTGGCCGTCGTTGGCCGGCTCGCCGCAGACGCTGACCATCTACGCCAATCGCGACGCGCCGGATCAGGTCGGGTCGGACTCGCTGGTCATCCGCAATTTGTGGCTGATGCACTACGACTACGCCAGCGAGGGCGACTACGAAGTTGCGCGTATGACGGTGGCGGATTGCCGGTGGAAGTGGTGCCATATCGGCACGACCGGGCGACACAACCACATCATCCGGCTCAACGACGCTGATATCATCAACGACGGCATCACGCCGGCTGTGGCTGGTCAGGAGACGCGCCAGCAGCAACCAGCCGGTGAGGCCGAAGCGCGCCCGGATGTTCGCGACGGCCGAGTGGTCGGGTTCAAGCCGGCAGACGTGATTGGCGACTTTATCCAGTTGCCACGGCGTAACTGGCGCGATCTGACCATCAACCCGGACGGCACGCCACGCACCGCGTTGCAGATGGCAATGGGCTTGCTCAACGGCTACGACGTGAAGTTGCTGAACGGCGGCACGGTCCATGTTGACGGGATTCTCGATGAGTTGGACGGTCCGGCCGAAATCGAGAACGGGCTGACCGACAACAAGTATCCGCTGAACCGCATCAACTGGCTGGCGACAGATGTTCGCGAGGCTCTCGCCGTGTGCTTGGCGTTCGCGCGCGCGAGGCTGTACGCGGGCATCGACGGAAAGATTGCACTGTTCCCGACCGAACTAAACACGCCTCCACAGTTGCCGTCGATCCCGTCGCAAGAGATCAGCGGGCGGCTGTTCCAGAAAGACTACCGCGTGTGGCGTCCGAAGGCGGTTCACACGCACTTCCGCATGGAGCGGACCATCGTTGCCTACAGCCGCAGCGAAGATGCCACGGCGACACAGCCGGTCGGTGGGTCCAGCCCGGTTCCGCAGCCAGACGACGACAACCGGCCTATCGAATTGGAACTGCTGGAGCCGGTCGTGAAGCTGCCGGCGAACTACACGATTGATCTTGGCGACGGCAACGGTCCGCAGGAGTTTGCGCAGGGCACTTGGCTGCCAGAGGAAAAGGCCGCAATGGCCGTCATCGGGCGCGATATCAAGTGGATCAACGAAAGCTGGTTCGTCGGCATCGAGTCGCGCTACGCGCTCGAAAAGAGCATCGACCCGAATCTGATTCCGGAAGCGGAATTGATGTTCTGCCGCGCAATCCGGGAGTGTCACCGCTCATGCTACCGCGTCCATAGCGACTGGATCAGGCAGATCATCGACATGCGCGCGGAGTCGGTCGTGGTGCTGGACCCGATCACCGGCAAGCGCATGCCGTCTCGTGTGTGGGCCGATCACACGGCGCTTTACTCGCAGCGTCTTGGCAACCCGGCCAACGCGATGATTGATCATATTCTCTATCGCGACAAGCGGTATGCGAAGCAGGGCGGAACGGCAAAGCCGACCGATGATGCCGTCCCAAGTCCGTTCATCTGCCTTGTACTGGACGCCGAAGTCGGCATCGTGCAGATCAAGCCGGTCACGGACATGTACGGCTACATCAACAAGATTCTGACCGGCTTCGTGAAGGACAAAGACAAGCTGGTTGCCGTCGCGACAGGCAATTCAGACGTGGCGCTTGAAGCGCGGTTCACCGAAGAATTCGGCTGTGCGGCGGAACTGGTTGTGGAGTCGATGGAACCGAACACAGACGCCCAGCTTTACCGCGTGCGCGTGGAGGCTGGCGAGGTGAACGCGACACCCGGAATTGTCGTGGATCACAAGGACGTGATGGTCTACGACGAAACCGCGCGCTTCGACCGGGACGGCGATCTGGTTAACCGGCGTGCCGTGGAGACGCGCGCCGACGCCGAAGCGAAGATGGTGTACTATTCGTGGCAAGACCGGATCGTCGGCAAGCAGACGTTCAGCGGGCTGCACAACATCAAGCCGTTCGGCACAGTCAAGCAGATCGAGTGGACCATCGGCGCGGACGGGTTCCCGGACACGACGGTTGACGCGCCAGAGCCACGTTCACCGCTGACCATCGAGCACTTGCTGCCGCCGGACCTGTTGCACCAGCGCCTCAAACTACTTCCGCCGCAATCCTAGGAGCCACAAATGGGCGACGGCGCAACAATCGGCGACTTCGTGAATCGCGGCTATCAGGTCGCGCGGGACCACCGCACGGACGCGCTGATAGACGACGTGAACCGTTCGCTGTCGGCGAAGGCGCGCGTGCTGGACGATGCGCCGGACCCGTTCGTGCGGCATCTCGGCGAGCCGGGCCACGAATTGGGCGAGGTCCACACGCTGAAAAGCGACCCGCGCGTTGAAGGCGAAGGGCTGGACAGCGAGATGCAGCGCGAGGTCGGCGCGTGGAATGCGCTCGTGGCCACGTTCAGCAATCGGTACAAGATGCGCCCGTTGTGGTCGGCGTTCGATCAGGATGGCTCACTCGGGCCGCTGGAAGACGCCAGCGAGGATGAGCCGCCGGGCGAGGGCATGGGGTTTGCCGAGTACCGAAACGCGAATCTGCGCAACGTGCCGGCGACCACCACGGGCATCCTGACGGCGACCACCAAAGGCACGCGACAGGAGACGGTGTTTGCTCCGTTCATGGAGATTGTCGCCGACCATGCTACGCCGGGAGACGGCGCGCACAAGTATTCGACTCCGGTCTACGAGGTGACAGCGGACGGCGAACTAGACCAGCAACGTGCCGGCGGGCTGCACTCTGCACTGTGGGTGGCGCAGTTGCCAGACGGCGGGTGCCTGGATCAGTCGCCGTACTTTGTGCCAGCCCTGAACCTTGCGCGTAGTGCGGACGGCAGCGGCTATGGGGCCTACGTGTGCCAGTCGGACACCGGGCCGCCGGCACCGCTGCCGGACACGACAACGACCGATGTTCCGGCGAAGCAGGACGACGCACAGACGCTCGGCGCGTTCCTGTCGTGCCTTGCCAGCGGGCCGAACCACCCCGGCCACGTCAGCGACAAGCACCGCACCGGTGTCAACGAGGAAGGCGTGCCGTGGAACTGCGGGCACATCTCCACGTCGGCGCTGTTCTACATGGACCAGGAGCGGGACGCGCCGATTGCGTTCGAGCCGGTGTATCCGAACTGCCAGAAGATGCCGATCAAGGTCGAAGCGCACATCAGCTACGACGTGAAGGCGCGGCATTCGACGGTCTGCGGATCGCACACGGGACTCTGGCGCTTGTGGGCCGAGTCGCCAATTATCCCGCCGCCGAAACCGCCAGACGTTCCGCGCGAGCCGGAATGGGGCGAGGTCACAGGCGGCCGACCCGGCGACATTCTCGGCGGTGGCGGCGGTGGCGGAAACAGGGGTGGGCTGCCCGGCGATGGTGGCGGTCCGGGGGCAGGAGGCGGACCGGCCGGTGGCAACAACGGCGGCAACGGCAACGGGGATGGAGATGACGGCGATCCGGGGATTGTCCCGCGCTTCGACGTGCCAAACTTCTTCGGCATTCCGATTGATCCGGCACCTGAAATCACGAGCGGCGGACAGATTCCGCGCGGCGGTACGGGGCTGTCGTCTGTGTTGGGCGGCGGAAAGTACGGGTCGTGGCAGTTCCGCGACAAGAACTACCAGGTGGACCCGGAGCAGACGCCACACTACGACCCGGCCCGAACGCCGTGGCAACTTGCCGCGCCGGGATTCTACTTCATGGCTGGCCGGCGAGTCGGGCAAGAGCCATATGCCGGCGATATCGGCGGCGAGACGGATGTGGTGGACGGCACGGACGTGCGATGGGTGACGCGCGCGCTGACCGGGCACCTTGAGGGCTTCGGTGCTGTCGTCGGCAATCACCTGTTCAGCGAGACGTTCAAGCAGGGCGAATATTTCAACCGGAGCGGCACGACTGCCGGCGGCGCGGTATTCCTGCCGCCAGAGGTCAAACTTGACGCGCGCGTGCCGTCGTCGGTCAGCGACACGGCGCTGGTCACGTACAACGGGCTGGTCGGAACCACGTCAAAGGGCAACGCGGCGAAGCTGGGCAGCGCTACGCCGCAGCTTGACGACGGTTCTCTGGCGGATGGCTGGTACATGCAGGCCAGCGGCGGGACCGGGCTGGTCAACTGCCTGTTCAGCGGCGTGAACGCATCTGGCAACGCGCGCAACTTCCGACTGCTACCGGGCGCGATTGTGACAGGCGGCACGACGGGGAGCATGCTCGGACTCGGGAAGCACACGGACACGCAGGTTACCGAGACTGGATCGGACGAACTGACCACGCAGACCGACACACAGGTGCAGTTCTACGCATTCGCGCCGGACGGCGGAAGTGGCTACACCTACACCATCGGGCTGATCAAGACCGACGCTGATTCGCAGACCGTTCCCGAAGGCGCGATGTTCAACATCAACCTGACGCTGGGCCAGGATGGCGGAGCGGACACAACGACCGTGGTCATCAAAAACGGGTCGGCCGCGACCGGCGCAACACTGGCGACCATCACCAGCGCGACCAGTTCCGACGTGATGCGCGACGTGGTGGCGTACTTCGACGGCACCAACTGGCGCATCAAGAGCCTGCACACATCGTTTGTGGCTGGGTTGGCCGTCGCGTAGCCGGAATAGTGGACAGACCATGCCGAACAGGTTGTAAAGTACATTCAGACTGCCCATGGAGACCGACCGATGATCAACCCGGAACTGTCGCGCGTCACGCTGAAGAAGTTCACTATTGCATCCGGTGCGACACAGCCGTCAGCGGCCATTGACACGGGTGCCGGAAAGGTGGTCGGCGTCCTGTGTGGGTCGAGCATCGGGGACGCCACTAGCATGACGTTTGACGTGTCGTTCGGCACGGTTGCCACGCGCGACACGCCGAAGCCGACAAAGCCCGGAGAAGCGGCCGACTACGCGGACGCGCTGCAATCGGACGGCAGCACGCAAGGGGTGACCGTGACGCTCTCGGCCGGCGACTATTGCGGGTTCCTTGCGGCTGACGCGGCGGTTGCCGCCAACTGGCCGCAGTGGGTGCTGCCGACCACAAACGCGAGCGTTGGCGCGTCTGCTATCGACTTCTGGCTTGCTGTTCGTGTGTACTGAGGGCCGATCATGCTTCCACCCGGAACGCGAAACCTGCTGTGGGGCGGTGCCACCGCCACACAACTTGGCATCACCACGCAGCCGGCATTCCATTCCGGCGCTGCATCAGCCACGTTCGGTACGTCGCCCGTAGTCAAAGCGTACCTGTCGGACGGCACCACGGTTGACACCGCCTACACCGGCACAGTAACGGCCGCGCTGGTAACTGCCAACGGCGCGACACTCGGCTCCACCACCAGCGTGGCGTGCGTGGCTGGCGTGGCCACGTTCGATGATCTGGACGTTGACACGGCCGGCGCGTACCAGATCGTTTTTACGGCCTCCGGACTAACCAGTGCGACCAGCAACTGGTTCGTGGTCGGCGCTGCGATGTTGCTGCGTGCTGACGCTGGCGTATCCGATACGGGCGGGCTGGTGGACACATGGGCCGATCAAAGCGGCAACAGCCGAGACTTCACTGGCGTGACGACCGCGCGGCCGACCGTGAGCGCCGTTCCTGATCTTGATTTCGATGGTGGCGACAAGCTGACAAAGAGCGGATGGGCGCTCAGTGCAACCTCCCCGAAAACTGCCATCGTGGTATTCCAGGCAGACACCGACAACACGCGAAACCAACTGATCAACACTCGGCACGCGTCTAACCGTGGCTGGTCGTTTGAAACACAAGCAGACGGCACAATCAGGCTCATCTACCTTGCGAACACAGGCAGCTGGGCAATCACGTCAGACTCTGACGTTGGAGACATCACGGCATGGCAGACCGCAGCATTCGCCGCTGACGGTGCTGGTGATGCGGACCTTTACGTGAACGGAGGCGCAGTAGCGGCTACTGCAACCGGCAGCGACCCTCCCGATGGAGACGGCACGTCTACGTATCTGGGAGATATCGGCTACGTTAGTGCCGGGCAGTTGAACGGCAAGATCGCCGCAGTTGCTGCCTTCGCGAGCGAGTTGTCTGCCGCTCAGGTTGCCGCCGTGCACAACGCGTTGCGACAGGAACTCGCCACATTCGCAAATCCGATCAGCCTGCCGGCTGCGTCATGAGACGCGCCGAAGGACAGCCCGGCCCACGCGCTGCCGCTCACGGCCAGTTGATGCCCGCCTCGGCCTCCGCGCCGAGCAACGTCACGCACACCTCGCGAGCCATCGCCACGCGCGACTGGTGCAGCGGCGCAGCCCACCACGCCTCGCGAAGCATGTCGTCCACGGCCGCCCACCGCTCCACGGCCACGCTGTCACCGGCTGCCATCGCAACTCGGCGGCGGTCGTCGCACTGTGAGCGGGCGGCGGCGATTGCGGCGCGTGCGGTGTGCGCTTCGGGCAGGCGCTGGGGGCGTCCGGCGGTCGGGTCGTCCAGCGCGTCGGGGTCGTAGCACATGCTGCTGCTGGGGCTGAGTGTCGGGTCGAGGAACGCATCGTGTTCCCCGCCAAAGAATTGGTTGCTGTACATCGTGTCTCCTTTGCCGGCGGGACCGGGCGACCCGAAGGCCGCCCGGCGTGCGGCGGGAATGGCCCTTGCGGGGCCGGGTGAGTATCAGCAGCCCCGGTCCCGCGCCCATGCGCGTTCATCCTCGCGCCGGTCGTCGGCCGCTTCGTTGCAGGCGGCGCAAACGCCGTCGTCGTCGGTGGGTTCGCCGTCCGGGTCCACCGGCTCGCCGCAGCTTGCGCAGGGCTCCCAGGTGACACGCTCCAAGTCGTTGAGGATGCCGGCGCATTCCTGCGCGTCCGGCTGGTCGTACCACCAGGCGGTGCCGTCTGTGATGCCGTCAGGGGCGGGAGCATCGTTGTCGGCGAGCAGAATCAGGTCGTCGTCGGTCAGGCCGGGGATGATCCAGCCGCAGCCGTTGTGTTTGATCGTGTACATGGCGTTCTCCGGTTGGCGTGTGAGGTTAGCGTGCGGCTGCCAAGGCCAGAGCCTTGCGGATGATTGCCTTCTCGCTGCGCGGCGTCAGCGAGTGGCACAGGGTGTAGATTCTGCCGTCCCACACCCGCACGCGAATCGGCGCGGCGTCCATCGTGTCAATCATCACCTGATGGCTGGCAGCAGGCTCGTTGCTCCACGGCTTGCAGCGCGCGGTGTAGCAGATTTGCGTCATCGGTCTTTCTCCGGTTGGTGATTCAGGCAGCCAGCGCGGCAGCCGTGGTCGGAATGATGCCGCCGTTGCGGCCGATGCGAGCGGCGCGGAGGTAGCCGAGCATGTACGCGCGGCGGGCCTTGCTGCCACGGCGACGACCGGACAGGCGGGCAGCGGTTGCAACGTCGGTGCGGCCGTCGCGGTACATGGCGATGTGGTAGGCGATGAGGCCGCGTTCAAAGTGGTGGCGTTCGTGAGTGGTCATGGTTCTGGCTCCGTGTGGTGTGCTTCGATAGTTGGAGTATCGGCCACGCGGCGGCGGAAGTCAAAAAGATTTTTCATTTTGCCAAACGACAAACCGCGTCGTAAGGTTCCGGCGTTAGGCAAACACGGAGACACGGCATGGCCCGTATCAACATCGAGATTAGCGACGACTTGCACGCCTGGCTGGCCGCCAAGGCCGCGCGGGAGTTTGCGTTCAAGACCAACAACACGCGCGGCAACATCAGCGCGGCGGCAAACGAGATTCTGGAGAAGGCGCGGAAGCGCAGTCGGACACCAAAGAAAAAGGCGTCAAAGTGAACTACCGCGAAATGATCCGGCGCGACAAGCTGGCTCGTCTGCGCATGAAGTCGCAAGCCGAGAAGCCACAGGCCCAGCCAGTGAAGCAACAGTCAGAACTAGGACGCGGCGACAAGCCTGCCCGAAACGGCCAGAAAACGCCGTATCTGTGCGTGATCTGCGGTTGTGATATCGAGGATCAGCGAGCCGGTCTGCGCGGAGCAACCAACCAGCCGTGCGAGGACTGCGCGCACCGCATCCAGTACGTGGCGGATGACCTGATTGACAAGGCCGACAAGAAACTGCGCAAACTGCCGGCGTGTCGGCATCTGTCCGCCCCACTTCGCAACGGTAGCAGGCTGCGCATAGTGGCAGCGGAGCGTCGGAGCATCGTCGTGGAACTGCGCGAGAAGCACGACGCAACATGGGGCATGATCGCCAAGGCGCTCGGCTACCGGAACCACTCCAGCGCCACACACGCATACTGGAAGGCGAAGAAGCCGTGACCGACCTTCGCATCCGCACAATCCCGACGCCGCGCGGGACCATCGCAATCGTGCAGTGCGCGCTTGGCATTGAGCGACACCGCACCGAGCCGCAGAGCAGCCAACTACCGAGCAACGCCGAGCGGTTCGCGCGGGAGGCGGCCGAATCGTGGATCGCAGAACACAACCGACAAAGGAGCAAGCGATGAGCAAGTCAACACCTGGGCCGTGGTCAGTCGCATCGGATCAACGACGGCCGTACACAGTTGCGACAACTACAGACGGGCTCGCCGCTTCGTTTGTCGTTTGTGCAGGCGAGGACACCGGCGGCGGACCGTTTTGGCCGGAATGGCGAGATGGCGGGAAAGACGTTGCTCGTGCAAACGCCAAATTGATCGCAGCCGCGCCTGATCTGCTGGAAGTCGTCAAGCATCTTGCGGAGTGCGGCATCTCCCCGTGCGAGGACGACCCCAAGTACAGCGAGGCCATCGTGCTTGTCGAGATGATCCACAAGGCACGCGCCGCCATCGCGAAGGCCGAAGGCGGTGCATCGTGAAGCTGCTGCACTACCTGCTACTGCCGCTGTCCGTGCTGGTCGCGCTGGCGTCTGCCGCGTGGGCCGACCTGACGCGCAAGGCCGATGACGACCGCGAGAACGATGCTGCGTGGAGGCAAGGATGAACAAGGTCTACACCGTATTCGGCCAGTCCGGTCAGTACAGCGACTGGCGCATGTGGGCTGTCCGTGCGTTCGGCGCAAAGGACGATGCGGATACGTTCGCCGAACGACTCAACAGCATCGTGAAGCGGAATCTGGCGGCCATCGAGGAAGCCGACGAAGAAGCGGACTACCCGGCGATTGATGCCGCCGTTGCGAAGTACCACAAGGAACTGATCGAAGCTGGCGAGGAACTGGCCGGCGACCTTGACGAGTGGACGATGCGCGGGTGCAACGAGCCGTCTTACCACGTCGAGGAAATCGACTTCACGGAGGCCACCAAGTGACCGAACTTCCCGCATCATGGACGCCAGACCCGGCCGCTGGTGCTGGCGCAATCGAGCGCCCGCTGCACCAGTCCACCATCGACCGCGTGAACATCGGCTCGCGTTATTTCGCCGGTGAGAGGGCTGTTTGGAGCGGTACTGTAATTGGAACGGCCGGCCATCTCGCGCAGGCTGACCGCTACGCCGGCAAGCCGCTGCGCCCGGCGCGCGAATACTGGAACGAGGCCGTGGCCGCAGAGGAAGCGGATGGCCGCGCAATCCGGTTCTTCAAGGATGGCAGCAAGACACAGGCGGATGCCGTCGAGGCGGCAGAGTCGATGGGATGGACGCTGAACGAGTGGTGCCACGACAACGCCGCGCAGAAGCTGTCCGCGCGCATGGAGACGTGCGACAGGTTGCACCAACACATCTTGGGCGGTGTGGTGCTGGTTGAGAAGCAATTCATCGTGTGCGATCCGGTCACTGGAATCTGGTACGAAGGAACGGCAGATTTAGTGTCCGGCGGGCCTTCCGGAGTCTGCACGACCGTCTATGATTGGAAGTTTGGCGGGCGTTCACCGGCTGATCCGGCCGACACATACAAGCCGCCGGCATGGACGACAAGCCCGCAGCCACACGTCTACATGCTGGCGATGCTCCACGGCTGGTGGGCAGATGCGCCGAACCTGCCGGGCCTGCACCAGATAGACTGGAAGAACCGCGCCAGCGAGTTTCAGCGGTTCGGCGTGTGGCCAGTGCAGTTCATCTTCGCGCACATCCAGAGCATGAAGTGGGACGAACACGGGCGGCTGGAGCGCGGGCTGGTGCCGGTGGTGACGGCCGAGCCGTGGTCGTGGGCATACGTGCGCGAGTTGACGCGGCAGTGGCGCGAGGCGTACCCGGACGAGGCGCGCGGCAATCGGCGCACGACTGTGCCGGCAAACTTTGATTGGGACACATGGGCGAACAACGGAGCGAACGATGAGTGACAAGCCAGCAGTACACGCCGCAATCGCGGCCGTGATGGCCGAGATTCAGCCGGTGGCCAAGGGGCGACAGAACACGCAGCAGAACTACCGATTCCGTGGCATCGCGGACGTGTACGCGGCCTGCCAGCGTGTGATGGCGGCGAAAGGCCTGCACATCACGCCACACGCAATCGTCGGTCAGATTGACAGCGAGCGCAAAACATCGAAGGGCGGTGCGCTGTTCGTCGTTCGGCTGACGACGCAGTTCCGCATCTACCACGCCGATGGCTCGTTCGTCGAACTGATGACGGTCGGTGAGGGCATGGACAGCGGAGACAAGGCCGCAAACAAGGCGATGAGCGCGGCCATGAAGTACGCGCTGATCCAGGCGTTCTGCCTGCCCGAGGACCACCCGGACGAGCCGGAGAACGATTCGCACGAAGTCGCGCACCGCGGCGAATCGAAGGCCGCCGATCCGTTGGACGCGCTGCGCGATGCCTACAAGCGTTGCGCAGCCGAGCGCGGAAAGGAGAAGGCGCAGAGCATCATGGCCAGCCGCAAGGCACCGGCCGACATGGACGCAGACGAAATCGCGGCCACCGTGGCCAATCTGGAATACGCCATCAACCACCCGGAGAGCTGATCATGGCAGGAAAGTACTACGACACCAACAGCGTCATCCTCATCGGCCGAATCGGCAGCGACCCCGGCGAGTTGCGCCACGCAGGCGAGCATCCCGTGTGTGATCTGCGGCTGGCGGTCAGCGACGGCGACAAAACGTGCTGGGTTGACGTGACGTGCTGGCGGCAGACCGCGCAGTTTGTGGCCGACTACTGCCGCAAGGGGCACCGCGTGTGCGTCCGTGGCCGGCTCACGATGGACGAATGGAACGACAAGGAAAGCGGCCAGAAGCGCAGCAAGATCAAGGTCACTGCGGACGGCGTGCAGATGCTGACTGAGAAGGGCGAGGACGGTGGCCGTGACGAGCGGCCTGCACGCGAACCGGAACGCCGGCCGGTGCGTGACAATGGCGGCGGCAGTCCGCTCAAGGACTACGGGCTGGACGACGACGCCCCTTTTTGACCCCGGCGCAGACGCTGGACAGCTACGACCTGGACGATGAGGTTCCCGAGCCTCGTGGCGGAAAGCAGAATCGTTTGCGCCAATCAATGCCGTGGGAAGGCTGCAACGAACCAGACGATGGCCCCGACCCCGGAGGGTGGGGAAGCTAACTGGCAACTGATCGGCGCACGTCCCGCAGCCGACGCCCGACGCCCGCCTTGTGCGGGCTTAGGGCAGTGAAGGGCAAACCACACGGAGTAAGGGAATGGCAAAGAAGCGCGACCACGCCGAGAAAATACCGGCACTCTGCCGCATCCATTCGATACCGGAGCCGGCCAGAGAGCACGAGTTTGTGCCCGGCCGCAAGTTCCGGTTCGACGCCGCATGGCCTGCGCATCGTGTGGCGGTGGAGATTCACGGCGGCGAGTGGATCGGCGGCGGGCACAGCCGGGGACATGTGTTCTCGGCCGACCAGGAGAAGATGCGACACGCCGCGCTATTGGGATGGCGCGTACTGCCGTTTACGGGAGAGGATTTGGCGAAGTATCAGGGCATGGTGGTGGCGTGCATCCGGGCCGCGCTGTCTGCCGAGAACCACCCGATCACCAATGCGCTGAACAATACCGGCGACTTGACGGCGCGTGAGCGAGTAGGGCTGGCGCATGAGGCGTTTGCCGAAATGGCGCGCGCTTCGGCTGACCGGCGCGAGCGTCTGAACAAGGCGCGAAAGAAGCGAGCAAAGAAAAAGGCCGCGCAGTTTGCCGATGGCAAAAAGCTGGAGTAGACTTCCGTCACAATTCAATCGGGCGCGTCGGGCTAGCGGCGCGTAAAGCTGTCGGACGTACAACGTCCGCGCTACCGCCGGTCGCGTACCTCTAGCCGGGTACGCGGCCGGTCTGCGTTTGGAGGCGAAAGATGGAAGGACCACGGGACAGGATCAGAACTGCGGCGCGCAACTACGATGGCGCGAAGCAGCGAGCGGAGGACGATCTGGATACGGCCGTAGACCGCGCGATGGACGATATCGAGCGCGACCTGGCGGCCGGTTCGGACAACTTCGATGAAGCGCGGCAGTCAATCGAATCGGCGATTGCCGCCGGCCGCGAACGGTGGCTGCGGCTCACGCTGCACGGCATGGGACTGGCCGAAGCAAACGCGCGGGCAATGGCGCGCTGGCTGATCGAGCGGGAGGCGTCACGATGAGTTACGCCGACTTTTTGCAACGCAAGGTGCAACACGGGACCGCGCACGGCTTCGAGCCGCTGTGGATGCCGGACGCGCTGTTCCCGTTCCAGCGCACGCTATGCGAGTGGGCGATCCGCCGGGGGCGCGCGGCACTGCTGGAGGATTGCGGACTTGGTAAGACCTTGCAGCAGCTGGTCATTGCCGAGAACGTCGTCCGCCACACCAACCGGCCGGCGTTGATCCTTACGCCGCTGGCCGTGGCGCAACAGACCGTGCGCGAAGCCGAGAAGTTCGGCATCGAGGCGGTGCGGTGCGTGGACGGCAAGCCGAAGCCCGGCGCGCGGATCGTGGTCACGAACTACGAGAAGCTGCACCTGTTCGATACCGACGCATTCGACCTGATCGTGTGCGACGAATCGGGCATCCTCAAAAACTTCGACGGCAAGCGCAAGGCACAGGTTACGGAGGCGCTGCGCACCCGGCCGTACCGGCTGGAATGCACCGCCACGGCCGCGCCGAATGACTACATCGAACTCGGCACGCACGCCGAGGCGCTGGGCGAGATGGGCTACATGGATATGCTCTCGGCGTTCTTCAAGAACGACCAGAACACCAGCAAGGTAAACCGCAATTGGGACGGTGCGCAGTGGCGGTTCAAGGGACACGCCGAAGAATCGTTCTGGCGCTGGGTCTGCTCATGGGCGCGTGCGTGCCGGCGGCCGTCCGACTTGGGCTTTGACGACGACGGGTTCATTCTGCCGGAACTGATCGAAAGCCAACACACGGTCGGCGGCCCGCGAATCCTGCCGGGCGAGTTGTTCGAGTCGGTAGCCGTGGGACTGCGCGAGCAGCGCGAGGAACGCCGCCGCACGATTGACGAGCGGTGCGCGAAGGTCGCGGAGTTGGTGGCGCACGACCGCCCGGCGGTGGTGTGGTGTCACCTGAACCCCGAGGGCGATGCGCTGGAGAAGCTGATCACCGACGCCATCCAGGTGAGCGGCCGGGACAGCGACGACGCGAAAGAGGCGAAGCTGGTCGCGTTCACCGAAGGCCAAGCGCGCGTGCTCATCACGAAGCCGAAGATTGGCGCGTGGGGGCTGAACTGGCAGCACTGCGCACACATGACGTTCTTCCCGTCGCACAGCTTCGAGCAGTACTACCAGGCCGTTCGCCGCTGCCTGCGGTTCGGCCAGACGCAGACCGTGCAGGTGGATGTGGTCACGTCGCACGGAGAAGCCGACGTGATGGCCAACCTGCAACGCAAGGCCGATCAGGCCGACCGCATGTTTACTGAACTGGTGCGGCTGATGAACGACGAATTGCGCATCAAGCGCAGCAACCCATTCAACACCGAAAGCGAGGTTCCCGCATGGCTGTCCACGCCCAGCAACTGACCGATCAGTACGCCATCTACAATGGCGATTGCCTTGAAGTGATGCCAACGATGCCCGCAGGATCGCTCGGGCTGTCGGTGTACTCGCCGCCGTTCGGCGGTCTGTACCACTACACCAGCAGCGAACGCGACCTGTCGAACTGCCGCAGCTACGAGGAGTTCTTTGAACACTACGCATTCGTTGTGCGCGAACTGCACCGGCTGACCATGCCCGGTCGGATGACGTGCGTGCATTGTATGGACGTGCCGAGCGGGAACAGTGGCAAGGATCATCTTCGCGACTTCCCCGGCGATATCATCCGCCTGCACGAAACCGAAGGGTGGGACTACATTGCGCGATACGCCGTGTGGAAAGAGCCACTCGGCGTTCGCAATCGGACTATGGCAAAGAATCTCGCGCACAAGACCATCGTCGAGGATTCGTCGCGGTGTTCGGTGGCGTCGGCCGACTACCTGCTGGTGTTCCGCAAGCGCGGGGAGAACCCGGTGGCCATCGCGCACCCCACCGGCCTGATGGGATACGCCGGTGCGCGCGAGATTCCGGCCGAACTGTTGAAGTACCGCGGCTGGACCGGCAAGCAGACCGAGAACCGCTACAGCCACTGGATCTGGCGACAGTACGCGAGCGCTTTCTGGGACGACGTGCGGATTGACCGCGTGCTGCCGTTCCGTGAGGCGCGCGACGACCAGGACGAGAAGCACGTGCACCCGCTGCAGCTCGACGTGATCGAGCGGTGCGTGATCCTGTGGAGCAACCCCGGCGATGTGGTCGGCTCGCCGTTCGGCGGTGTCGGCAGCGAGCCATACGGCGCCGTGATCAACGGACGCAAGGCGTGGGCCGTGGAGTTGAAGCCGTCCTACTACCGACAGCTCGAGAAGAACATGGAGGCCGCCGCCGGCAACCAGCCGGTGGCCGACCAGCCCGGGCTGTTCGACACGCTGGCCGACGAGTCCGACGACGGCGTGTCCGGCACCTACGTGCAGACGCGCGAGAATCCGAACATCCCCGACCAGATACAGACCGGCCTGCCGGTCGCCACCCGCACCAAGCCCGCGCGCAAGCGCACGAAGAAGGACAACGCACAATGACTACCGCAACCACATCGGCCGCTATCGACTGCCCGCGTGCCGCCCTGCAATCCGCACTGGACCCGCTCGCCAAGCTTGCACCGCAGCGCGGGCCGCACCCGATCTGTGCAAACGTGCTGATCGAGTACACGCGCGCCGACGCGGCCGACCCCGGCGAGTGCTGGCTCACGGCAACCAACATGGAAACCACGCTCCGGCTCCGGCTCGCTGGAGTTGTCGGCCAGCCGGTGCGGCTGCTGGTTCCGGCCAAGCGATTGCACGAGGCCGTCCGGTCCCTGCCCGGCGACGACGTGACGCTGCGCGAGCATGACGGCAAGCTGATCGTGGCCGCGCGACGCGACAAGGTAACCATCGGATGCTTCGACCCGGCCGACTTCCCGGTGATTGCTACCGACGATGATCCGCCGATTGCGTCGGCACAGTGTGCGGCTTTCGCGCGTGCGCTCGACACGGCCGCTGCGTGCATGGCCGAAGAGCGTACGCGTTACTCGCTGAATGGCGTATTCATCGACACGGCCGACTCGCTGCGATTTGTCGGAAGCGAGGGCAGCATGATTGTCTATCGCGTTGTGACCGACAAGGCAACGCCCCTGAATCAACACTCGATCATTCCCGGAAAGGCGGCGAAGCTGGCGGCACAGGTGCTCGCCACGCTGGACGGCGAGTGTGATCTGGTGGTGACTGAAAACCACGCGGCATTCGAGACGCCCGGCTGCGTGTTGCGTTGCCAGTTGCTCGCCGGTCTGTACCCGGCCTATCGTCAGGTGCTGCCGGACACGGAAAAGCACGATATCCGGGTGACGCTGGGCCGCAATGACCTGATGGCAGCACTTCGGCGGCTGGCCGTGGCGAAGGGCGAGACGGAGAAGGGTGTCGGCACGACCGAGTGCGCCCGCTGCCGCGTCACGCCGACCGCGCTGCACCTGACGATGCGCGGCGACGACGCCACGGCCGATAGCACCGTGGATTGTGAGTCCACGCTGGAATCCGGCATGGAAATGGAAATCGGCCTGGATCGCGGAAAGCTGGTGGCCGGGCTGACGGGCGCGCCGGATCGCGTGACGCTGATGATGCGCGACCACGAGAAAGCGCCGGTAGTGATCGAGGATGATGGCTTCCTGTACATGCTCATGCCGATGGAGTTGTCATGATCATCCACACGCAAGCATCCACCGAAACACTCGCCACGTCCGCCGCCGAGTTTGCATCGGCAGCCGTGACCGCCGCCGCACTGGAATGCTCACGGGCGCGCACGGTGTCCGCCGCGAGGGCCGCATTCGCCGAATGGTGGGAGGCTGTGCGCCACGAATGGGCATGGCTGGGTCCGGACGTGCAGGTGATGCACGACGTTGCACGGGCCGCGTGGAATGGCGTCGTGCGTGGGCGCGAAAGCGCGATCCTGAGCAGGGGCGCAAAGCCACGATTCGCGCGGCAGACGCGCACGGAGGCGAAATGAGACGTGAACTGGACGTGAAGGTGGCCGAGGCGCTGGGCTGGGGAGTGTGGGAGTGGCAGGCTCCGCGAGGCGGCGATTCGCTGCTAATCACCCCGCCCGGCGACGATCCGAACAGGTATTTGCGTGACGAATACGACCCGCTTCCGTGGGTGCGAGTGCCATTCGATGCGTCCCGCAAGTGGGGCGACTGGTCGAACACCGGGAAGGGCGTCCCACACTATTCCACCGACACAGAAGCGTCGGTGGAACTGTGGGCCGAGCATCTTCCGGCAGGCTGGTCATTCAGCCACATCAACAGTTGGGTCGGAAGCGACAACAAGACGAAACTGCGAGCAAGCGGCCGGTCGCTACCCGAGGCCATCTGCAACGCGATTCTCGCTGTGAAGGAGGCGAAATGAGCGAGCGACGTTCCCCATTCCACTGCGGAAGCCAACACGCCGATTGGGAGTCGGCCAACTGCGGCAACTGCCGCAAGGGCTGCGCTGACGAATCAAACTTCATCGAGGCTTGTAGGTGCCCGATACAGTGGGCGGTCTCCGAGGCCGGCATGTTGGACGGCACAGTGTCGGCCGAAATATACGAGCGCATGGGCGCTTCCGACTTCGAGGGGCATCTGACGTGGCCGTGCCGGGAGATTGACCCGGTGAACGACGACGTGGCCGAATCCGTGCGGAAAATGCGCGCACGCAAGCTGGCCGAGAACGCCGGTCGAAAGGGCGTGTCTGACGATGTGAAGTGGACGGACGTTGTGAATGAAAGCGATGCGAAATGAGCCTGCCCAACGACTGGCCCACGATGAAGCAGGCCGCGCCAAACAACCTGCCGGCCGATCAACGCGCCGTGCGGCTGCTGGAGGAATCATCATCCGGGCTGATCCACCACGACGGCAGCGGCGATCCAAAGCGCATCCTACAGCAAGACGAAGGCCCGCTGCGCCCGCACGCCGGGCCGCTACTCGCAGACGCCGCAATCGCGCGCGCAGCCGTGGGAATCGAGACCTACGGATCTGCGCTCACGCGAAACAACGGCCGCAACCAAGCCGTGGATGCCTTGCAGGAACTGGCGGATGCCGTGTGCTACCTCGCCGCGTGGTGGGACGAACTACCAGAGGGCGAGGCGAAGCGGTGCGTCGAGCATGCGATCTGCCGGCTGCGGTACGCGGCACAGTTCATCGAGACAGCCGAGAAGGAGCAAGCCAATGCCGATTGACTTGGACGCAATCGAGAAGGCCGCGCGGCTCGCGCTGGCCGTTGACGCCGAGAGCAAGGCTGCCGGCAACAAGGGCATGCCGATGCAGATGCCGCCGGCCGACGTGCTAGAGTTGGTCGAGCAAGTGCGAGATCGTGACCACATCAAGGCACATCGTGACGCGCTGCTTGCTGCCTTTGAGAAATGGGAGCGCGGCCCGGTAGCGCCGTATGGTTCGTTGCCGCCATTTATCCAGGTCGCAAGCGACGAATTGAAGCGCGCCATCAAGGCAGCAAAGGAGGCGAAATGAGCGAGTACCCAATACCGGCCGACCTCCACGTTGCGTACCACACGGCCGCGCGCCGCAAAGACTTGATGGGCGCGGCAACGTGCCTCCTGATTGAGCGCATCGCGCGGCTGGAGGCTGAGCGTGCCATGATTCATTGCATCCGCGAGGGGCTTGACTCTGGCTTGCAAGTCGCGGCAACACACGCCGACGACCTGCGCAATCGGCTGGAGCGTGCCGAGGCACAACTGGCCGCGAGCAACGAGGCCTACGAGCAGAGCCAGAAGGCCGCCACCGACATCATGGCGATTGCCGAGCAGCGAGCGAAGCGGCTGGAGCGCGCCGAGGCGCTGCTGCGCGAGTGCGTGGACCCGTCATACCGCACGCCGGCTGCAAAGACCGTGGAGCATGTGTGCGAGTTTCTCGGGCTGGACAAGCCGGGCGAACTGGCAGAGAGGGAGGCGAAGCCGTGAGCGAGCGCAAGAAACCCATGCGCTGGCGCTACGTAAATGACGGACGTGGATACTACGAACTGCGCCGAGAAGGTGTGTTAATGGCAACCGTCTGGTACGTCTGGCCGCCGCCCGGCAAACTGTCGGGCGGCGGCCCCTTGTCGGAGAGAACAAATGAGCATGATCAGAATTCCGAAGTGCGGAGACCTGTTCACCGTAGAAGAATGGAGTACGGAAGAGTATCAGCATATGTTCAGCCCAGATGATGGGGATGGTCACTGGGCGACCGCTACGCACACAGATTATAGTAGTGTCTTCAACACTCCGCGGCCCAAATGGGCAACTCACGTCGTCTGGTTCAACAAATGAGTGAGAGACATGCCCAATGCTGGGGCTTCAGCAGCTTGACGGAATGCAAGTTGTCCGACAACGGCGACTTCATCTCCATCAAGTTCCCCTACGACAAGGTAGACAACCACGTCTTCATCCGCTTGCTCAACATCCAGTGCTTTGACAACTACCAAGACGAACGGATCATCATCGTGACGTCAGCGGCGACGTACTACCTGTCATCCAGTAACAAGACTCTGATCCAGCAGATCGAACGACTGCTGGTAGAAAGTTTGTGACCATGAAGTTGTTCATCCCGCCGCTTGGCACGAAGATGAAACTGACGAAGGACTGGACATTCACGCTCCACAGGGAACACAGGAACGACACCTTGTGGTCTGTTCTACGCGGAAGGATGGTTCGTCTGGCGTGCCGACAAGCCAGTGCATGGCACTGGTCGCGAGACGAAGCCCGAGAAGGCGAAGGCCGTAGCCGTCAGGTTTGTGAAGCGGCAGGAGGCGAGCAGTGCCGAATGATCGAGCAACACAGACGCCGCCGGGCGTCGTCTACAAGTTCAAGCAGAGTGCGCCGGCAACGATCGACGGCAGATGCCCGTACTGCGGCGCGCTTGTGGCTCGTGACCATTGCCCGTGCCGTCCAGTTTCGCCGCCGAAGGGATGGCTCCACCGAATACAATCCGATGATCTGGAGTGATGCTTGACTCCCGCCGACAGGCATCGTAGTATCCAACCACGCCCGCGCATGCTCGCACCTTGCGCACACGGCGACAATTCTGTTTGCCCGGCCTACGGCTGGGGCATCGGACCGGAAGGATGCGTGCGAGGCGTCCTGACGGTCCGTGTGCATTTGGAGCGTGAATCGTGGCGAAGAAGAACCACATCCAGCTGCTGATCAACAAGCATGCCGAAATGCTGGATGGAAACCCGTACTGCTACTTCGAGTTGGCTTACACGCGACAGACTGAGTGGATGGCGTGGATTTGCTCCAAGCCGCGCGAAATGGACCCGGGCCGCATCGTTCACTGTAGCGGGCAGGGAATGACGCCAGACGATGCGTGCAAGCACGCCCTGTCGGTTCTGGAAAAGGCGGAGGCTGCCGGCTGATGGCCGAGAAGTGGGCCGAGTTTGACCGGGTGCTTGACTTCGGACGTCCGGAAGCGTAGACTTCCCGCACGCCAGAGAATGTGCTACTACCACATCTCGCAAGGCGACAATTCTGTTTGCGGCCGAAAGGCCAGCACCGGACCGGCGGAGGGCTGTAGTAGAGCCTTCCAACGGTCCGTGCGCTATTTGGAGTGTTAGTCGTGAACGACACGCAGAGTATCAACGAACTTGCCGCCAGCATCCGCAGCAAGGATGCGCTTTCAGCAGATGAGCGACAGGCTCTGGACGCAGCGGCTGCGCACTTGGAATCGGCGTCGGCTTGCCTTGAAGAAGCGGCGGCGCATCGTCTGGCCGCCGAGTCGTTCCAGATGGGCAGCGTTATCGACTTGGTGGCCCGGATGGACCCGGTAGGCCGCACCATCACAGACGCCGAGGCGGTGATCTACAACGTCTTGCAGCGCCGTGGTGGTGCCGCTCCGCTGGCTGCGGTCACACGGGCGGGCACGCTTGCCGGCATCCCGATTGACACCACTCGCAAGGCCGCGCAGCGGGCGGCAGATCGTGGCCTGATCGAGATGGTGCGCGTTGGCAAGTACAGCCGGCTTCGGCTTTCCGCCGGCATGAAGATCGTCGGCGCATCGGTGGAGGCCGCTGGCTGATGAGAATCCGCACCATCAAGCCCAAATTCTTCCGAACGCCGAGCCTGTGCAAACTGCCGGCTTCGACTCGGTTGCTGTTTATTGGCTTGTGGTGCCTGGCTGACGGCCACGGCAGACTGAAAGACGATCCCGAGTGGATCAAGCTGGAGGTTCTGCCGATGGAGGATTGGAACGTAGATCGTGCCCTTGGCGACCTACAGGAAGCAGGACACATCACTCGATACGCCGCCGCTGGCGTTCGGGTGATCCAGGTAGTCGGGTTCAACGACCACCAGCGAATCAGCGGCAAGGAAGCCACTGCGGCCAGCAGCTACCCGCCACCTTCAGGCTCCAGCCCTGATCCTGTGGATGACGACCCGCGTTCCTCTGACGGCACCGACTGCCAGGATGGGAAGGGCGAGCCACAAACGGACAAGGGAAGCAGTCGAGAAGCAATGGGGAAGCAACGGGGAAGCAGTGGTGAAGCAGTAGAGTGCAACCGGGAAGTACCCATTGCCCTGGAAGGGAAACGGAAAGGAAGGGAAGGGAAGGGAAACGCGCGGGGCGCTCCACCCCACCCCCCAGATGATTCGCACGAATCGCACGATGACCTGATGGCCGCAGCCGAATCCATGCGCTGCGCGTCCGGCAGTTACTCTCCCAGTGCGGAGCAGTCGCCGCCTGAACTCGACCACGAACCGGGTGCAGACTCGCTGGCTGAGCGCCTGATATCCGCCACGGTGGGCCGGTTGTCGCCGCAGATCAGGGCCGGCGTGTGCGTTGTTCCGACGCCGAAGATCATGGCCGCACTGTCGCGAAAGCTGGGCGGCTGGCCGGATCTGGAGCCGGAGACAATGGCCGTCGCATTGGCGTGGGCCGGCAAGCATGCCAGCCCACATCTTGCGAAGCATGCGTTCAATTGGGGCCAGTTGGCCGGTGGATCGTTCGGCGACCGGACCGAACTGGAAGAAATCATTGGCGCGTGGACACTGGCCGGCCGGCCGGGTGTCTGGGACGCAACCGTGTCTGACGACGAGCCCGCGCCACCGCCAGAAGTCATTGACGAACGCCGCCGGCAACTAGCCGCGCTGAAAGGCAGGACGTGAACAACGGAAGCCCCGTCGCGAATCTGGACGCTGAGCAATGCGTGATAGCGTCCGTGCTGCTGGACAATGCGGCCCTCGACCGCATTTCCCTGCACCCGTCTGACTTCTACTGGTTCCAGCATCGGTATTGCTACGAGGCCATGCAGCGGCTCCACGAGCGACGGGAGCCAATCGACTTCGTGACGCTGGCAAACGAGTTGACGCGACTGCGCAACGACGTGAAGGCTGACCGTCTGCGCAGGGTGGACGCGCTTTCGTGGGACGCTCCAGGACCGGAGTACCTGTCAGACTTGGCAGACAAATTGCCGACGCCGGATAACGTCGCGATGTACGCAAGCATCGTGATCGGATGCTCACGACTCCGGCACATGATCGAGATTTCCGATCAGATCAAACTGGAATGCCAGGAGTATGCCGGCAACCTGTCGCCACTCTGGCAGAGCATCGAGGAACGCATTCACAGTGTCACCCGGCGCGATGTGTCCGGCGGCCTGCTGACAAACCTTGCCGTGGCGCGGATGACGGCCGAGAACCTGACCGCTGTCGATGAGCGCCGCAGCAGCAACGAGCCATGCGTCAGATTCGGGTTGCGTGACGTTGACGAGATGATTGGCCGCATCGGCAGCGAGCTGGTGATCGTGCCGGCACGAAGCGGCATGGGCAAGTCTGCTCAGATCAACGGGATCGTGCGAGAGAACTCGCTGCTGCAAGACTTCCACTGCCTGTACTGGTCGTGCGAGGTTCTGCCGCAGGATGCGCAAGTCAACATTGTCTGCCAGCATGCAAAGATGAACGCCCGCAAGGCTCACGACTGCGCGCTGGCTGACTGGCAGTGGGACCAATTCGTCGCAGCGTTCCAGGAGATGCAGTCAAACCTGAAAGTCACCTGGCTGGACGTGGAATCTGACTGGATGGCGTTCGTGTCGGCTGCCAGGCGGCTTCACGCTGTCGGAAAACTGGACTACATCGTGTGCGACCACCTGCACGATATGCCGCCGGTCGAGCGCAACCGGGAGCGTCGGCACGAGCTGTCGGGGCTGGTCAAGGCGCTTGGCAAGCTGACGCAGGAGTTGAAGTTGCCGATTTTCGTGGCAGCGCAGTTGAACCGCGAGAGCGACAAGCGGCAGGGCGCTGGTGGGACAAAGCCGAAGCTGACCGACATTCGAGAGTGCGGTGAAATCGAGCAGCGCGCTGACATCGTGATCGCCCCGTATCGGGAAGGCTACTACACGAAGAACCCGGAGGATGCGTCAACGGCGCAGATGATCGTGTTGAAGCGGCGCAACGGCGAGATTGGCGAGGTGGATGTTGGCTGGGATGGGCCGAGCATGCGGTTCTACGACCTGAACCGGAAGAGCGCGGACGACGACTTGCGCGAGCGTGAGCGGGACCGCGCATTCCAGGAGCGCACGGCAGCGCCGCCAGCCTACCGGGACGCCAACGACGAGATGCCTGCGATGTGAGGGAGTGGCAAAAAGTAGAATGGCACTTGACGCAAGCGTATTGGCGGGGTAGTCTGTATTCAGCGAGGGAGAGAAAGCCACACACGGAGCCAGAGCCATGACCAAAACCGAAGCCGCCAAGAAGTTTGTCGAAAAGCAAATCGCGCGAGGTCAATCGGTCCTGACCTGCGAGATTCGGGACTACTTCTGCGGAAATGGCGCATGGAAGCGCGCCCGCCGGGTGCTGGAGCAGATGCAGGCCGCCGGGTTGATCGAAGAAGACGAGCACGCTCCGGAGTGGTGGAGCGGGACGGGTTGGCATCCCCTGTCCGCTCTCGTCGGATGAACAACCAAACTACCGCTCACCCCGCCTTGCGCGGGGTCGCGGCAGTGACGGACCAACACACGGAGAACGACGATGAACCACACCGAACGCACGCTTTCGACGCGGCAGAAGGCTACGCTTGACGCCTTGGCCGACTGGTACTTCAAGCGCGGCATGACGTGGGATCAAGCTATGACGCGAGCCGGCGTTACCGACAGCGAACGATACCGGCTGGAGACGTGGGGTTACCGGGACGGAGTGACAATCGATCAGTTGCGGGCAGCCGTGGAAAGCTCGGTGTCGCAATGAACACTGACGAATTGCGCGAGATTGCGACCGCCGAGAGAATCAGCAAGCGGCTCAAGGAGGCGGAGTCTCTTTTGGGCAAAGTCTACGACTGCGACGGGTTGGCACACACACCGCTGCGGGAGTCGATTGGCGAGTTTGTCGGGGTGTCGAAGTGACCGCCTCCGCATGGTCAGGCGCACGCCTACGAGAAGCCCGCGAGCGGCGCGGCTGGTCGCAGGCCACGCTGGCCATCGAATGCGGCGCGCCCCCGAGCGCAATCAGCCATTGGGAGACAGGGCGACGGCATCCAGCGGCGGATAGCCTTGTCGCGCTGTGCGTGGCGCTGGGGTGCAGCGCGGATTACTTGCTTGGGCTGCCGGAGCGTGGTGTCGGCAACGAGGAGGCGGCACGGATGAGGGCCGCACTGCGGAGCATCGGCGAGATAGCGGGCGGATCGTGAGGGGCGCAGCGAATGCGCGGAATCGTGTTGCGCGAACGCAACGGGTGGGGTAGTCTGGATTCAACAGGGAACGAGCAGGAGAGAAGCCATGACGTACAGCGAACTGACCACCAGACGCTACTCGATCTACTGCATGGGCAACGAGTTCACCACCAGCGTCAGGCAGGGTGTAGGTCACAAGCGCATCGCAATCTCGGCAACGCTTTCCGAGGCAATCGAGGTTGCCGAGCAGCAACGCG